GCAATACGTACAGGTGTTACCATTGACAAGATATTCTCCAGCAAAGTTCCCCATGAAAGATTTTTCCGCTTCATGGATGAAAACGGTCTTAAATACCATGAATCTACGGGGGCTGTCGAGTTCAAGGCTACTGACCGGCTGAAAAAACTTATTGAAATGTGGCCCACAAAAAACGTGGAGAAACAGGAGTTACGCAGGGTGATGAAAAAGGCTACCGACCTTAGTTATCCTGTTATTGACGGGTATCTGAACGACCACTCCGGAAGAAGAAAACTTATGATTAACCTTATAAGGAAATGCCTTGATGCCGGAAGAACCATACTTTTCCTCTCCAAGAGAAAGGACACCCTTAAAGCCCTTACCGAATTTTTTTCCACCTATAAGCCCATGCTTATCATATCTGAAACCAAGGAACGTACACCCGAAGAGGAAGCATATCTGCAAAACGAGTGCCGGCTTATATTCGGAGTGACACAACTTGCCAAGGAAGGTCTGGATATTGACCGTATTGATACTCTTATCATACATCTGCCTATGAAGGACACGGAACAAGCCATAGGGAGAACCACACGTATTCACCCAAGTAAGAAATATCCTTTGGTATTCTATCCACTGGATAATTGCCCTCTTACTTATGCTACATTCAGCAATGCGCAGAAGTTCTTTAAAATAAATGCCGATTATAAAGGCATCCGTAGTATTCAAACTATAGATACAGTGCTATGAACTCTCTTATGATTATTTTCTTTTCAGAAATTCCGGAAAATGTTTCTGAATTTCTAAGGCTCCAAGCCGATTATGCCAAATTCAATTCAAGGGTTTGGTGTGTCAAGACCAAATTGGATACTAAAAAATTCAGGGATTGCCTACTGGAATACACTTATGCCGATAAAATTCCTGTGTTTGTAATCAATGTTACAGACGACCCTTGGGCATCTTCTTATGTAAATCCTGCACTTATGGAATGGGCACGGAAAATTTAATCCGGCATTTGGCAATATATTATATATTACTTATATTTGTTCCTGTTAAATCGTAGTAGTTTTATGGTAGTATTAAAAATTGTGCAGGAACTAACCAAGATGGTTATGTTCATTCTTCTTTGGGGTACTCCCCCACTTATGGCATGGAATTATGACTGTGCATTTTATCTTCTTTTATATATTGTTTCTATAATCGGAACATTTATTCTTTTCTCTCATTTTGAAAAACTGGAATATGGAAAAACCAATAAAACCGAACAGGCGTGAAAGACGTTTGTTGTTGCGAAGAGGTAAACGTGGTGAGGAATTTACTACGTATGTGGATAATAAGGGAAACGAGTTCGACTATAAAATCGCGGCTAAACTTTCCTCCTTTCTTAACATCATGTGGGGGTGCACCAAAAGGGGTTTCCCAGTAGTTGTTCCCTATCTGAGATACAATGCTTGGGCGTTTTATCCTTTCTTTTTTATACGTAAAAATGTGCGGAAAAATTTCCAGCAGTCACTTACGCTAATCAATCACGAAAGGATTCATGTCGTTCAGCAAAGGGATATTCATGTAACAATAAGCCTTCCCCTTGTGTTTCTTTGCTGTCTTGCCGAAGCATTTGGATGGTTCAATCCTTTTTATTTACTTTGTTGCATCCCTTTCACGCCTACAATATTATACGGTGCTGAGATGATACGTTCCTTTCATAATTTGGTAATGAGGGAAACGGTATCGGGTTCACCGATTACATTTGAAAAAGTCCGGGCTAATACTTGTTTCGAGCGTGAAGCCATAAGTAGAAGTACCAACCTTGACTATCTGATACAGAGAAAATTTTGGGCGGTAGCCGACTTTTTCTAATCAAAAAACAATAAACCAAGTTTTAAATAACAGATATATGAAAAAGTACATTGGAACAAAACAGATTGAAGCAGAACCTATGACAAGAGGTGATGCGTGGGGAAAACATCTTCTTAGAGAAAAACCGTCAACGGAAAATTTCGATGATAAGGGCTATCATGTACGTTATGAAGATGGGTACGAAAGTTGGAGCCCTAAAGATGTGTTTGAAAAGGCATATAAGATTGCAGAAACACCAGTTGACCGTATGCAGATAGAAGCCGAAGAAGTCAATGGAAGATATGTAAAGTTAGCCGCTTTCATAGATTCAGGGAAAATGGATGAAGTCGTTAATGATATGTACAACAAGTGTTTACTGGAAATGCAGTGTTGTACTATGTTCGACTATATACGGCTTCTTGACACTCGCATACAACGTATGCAAGGCTCTGATAGCGCAGAAGTACGGAAGATGAACTTTGGTATGGCTATTATGGCTCTCAAAGCAGGTTTTCCAATTCGTAGAAGCGGTTGGAACGGAAAAGGATTAATGGTGTTCAAACAGATTCCGGCTCATATAGAGAGTGATGTTATTCCAAAGATGCAATCGCTTCCCCAATCGGCAAAAGACCTTATTCTGAAAGACAAAGGTTTCATTGACTATACTAGTCAATGCCTTATTTACAACGAGAATACCGGACGCGCTGATTCATGGGTTCCGTCTATTAGCGATATGTTCGCCGATGATTGGGAGATTGTTCTTCCTTAGTGTAAGAATACGCAGATATAGGTATGATTGGAAATCTTCCATTTGCTTGGACTCTCCATATCATAACCTATTATGCGTAGGTTCTCCCTATTGTATGGTTTGCCCTAGAAATAAAGGGGGTGCTTAGATTATTTAATCTTAAATTTGTAAAGTGTATGGAAATTAAGTCTGCAAGTATTAGGGCTGAAAAACTTATAATTACCGACAGCTCCACAAAAGAGGACTACAAGAAGGTTCTTTCCCTTAATGTAGGGGATGTGTTCAAAGTTGAAGGTGACTATGAAACGTGCCTAGTGCGCCTTAAGGAAGTACGTGCCGAAACTGAGGGTTCTCCCGAAACGTTCGGAGTATGCCCTATAACTCCGGGCACTTCCTTATTCACTGTCTACGGACCACAGCATCTTATTGTTACTGATAAGATGTAAAGTCAGCATTTTGTCCGGCATTTGGACATTTTAAAAACAAAACGTATATTTGAAGTACAAAATTAAACAAAACGCTTACCCGTTAAAACGGTAGGCAACATTATTAATCTTTTAAAATTAAACTATTATGGTATTCGGAAAAATTAAACCAGTAGCTACAATCGTAGCACAATTCGCAGCAGGTGTTGAAGTTGAGTGCATCCAACATGAAGGTAAAATGTTTATGCCTGTCATTGCAGGTGACTTTGACACAACGGACAGCGGTAAAAAGTCTGAGGATGATGCACCTAAGAAACCTGCACCCAAGCCTTCCAAGGAAGAACCTGCTGATGAAAAAACCTATACCGAAGACGAACTGATGGGTATGGACGTTAAGGAACTTACCAAAATCCTGAAAAACGACTTTAACGTAAATCCGGATGATTTCGATGGTAAGAACACCAACAAGAAATTACGTAAACTGATTCTTGACGCACAGGAAAATGGTGGTGATTCTTCTGACGAAGAGGACGAAGATGAAAAACCTGCTCCGAAAAAAGGTAAGTCAAAACCTGCCAAAGAGGAAGAAGAACCTGCTGATGAAGATGGTGGTGACGAACTGATTGACAACATCGCGGATGTTCTGGAAGATTTTGACGGTGGTAAGAAAAACAAGAAAAAGGCTGCTGCTGCAATCATCGCCCTTGCCGAAAACGAAGATGATGTTGATGCAGATGCAGTGAATGAAGCTCTTACTGAATTTGAAGATGATGAAGCAGCAAACATTGATGATGTGGCTGAAAGCATCGCCAAATTGCTTACTTCTAAAAAAAGTAAGACTTCCGCAAAATCAAAGAAAAAACCTGCTGAACCGGAAGGAGAGGATGTCGAAATAGACGACCTTGAAAAAGGTGACTTGGTTGCCGTTTACTGGGACGACGAAGAAACCAAAGGATGGTTCAATGGTAAGGTTTCCTCTATCAAGAAAGGTATTGTGAAAGTTAAATACGATGATGGCTCCGAGGACGAACTTGACCCCGAAGTTCACACAAAGATTCGCAGACTGGAAGAGTAATCCGATTACCATTTAGTTTGAGAGCCGATGGTTAATTCCTTCGGCTCTTTTTTGTTTCATATTTAATTATCAAGACTTATGCCTAAGAGAAAAAAATCAGTTGCATTGCTTAGTAATGAGCAACTTGTTCTACAGGGACTAGAGTTTATAAACAAGAAAGAACAGGAGAAAGCCATAACCAATGAACTTAAAGTTCTTCGTGTTCCTTTGGAGGATGCAGTTATGGAAATCGGTAGTGAGGATGAAAAAGGTAACAAGTATATCATACTGGAACATGCCGATAAGGAGATTGTGCTAAAGGAAACACTTCGGTGCGGAAAATCTTTGCTACCGGAAGCTATTGAGGTGTTGAAAAAGAACGGGTTCAAACATTGCATAGAGAAAGTGGAAGTTATCCGTGAATCCGTACTTGAAGATGCCATACTTAACGGTGAGATTGACGAATCCATACTTTCACAGATTTACGGTATGAAAACATCTTATGCTTTTTCCGCTTCACTAAGAAATCGGTTCGATGGAGAAGTTAAAGATTAAAACGTTTAAAATTAACGGTATAGTTGTCAGAGCTGTAACCGTTATGGGGTTTGCCCACATAATCGGTAAGAGTGCCAGTACCGTAAGACGGTATGAGCACGAGGGTACTATTCCTCCTTGTATCTTTAAAATAAAAGGATACCGATATTATCCCGTATCTCTTGCCGAGGAAACGGCAAAAATAATTGAAACTTTCAAGGGCAGTGAAAGACCTCCTGCCGAGAAAGTCGCTCAGATACATGAACTTTTTGAAAACGAAAGGAGAAAATATGCCTACTAAATCAACTCTCAAGAAACCTGCTTTGGAGGTTAGAAATGATGCTTCCGTATATTACGAGAAATCACTTACAAAAAATTTGGGTGACTATAACTCTGCAAAGATAACTGTCGGAATTACATTGCCGATAAATCCTACCGAGGAAGTTTTGGCATCCGTGAAATCCACCATTGAAATTGCGGACAATATTGTTACCGAGGAATTGAAAGTACAGGTTGCTGATTTAGATGAGAAGTAATGAACAGTCTATTCAAGTTACGGAAGAACATGGCTATCACAGGTCTTGTTCCTTTCAAGTATTTGCTATATGCTGCATTACTTACCAAGGTAACTTCCTTTGAACCGGAAGATAGTGACGAGAAGTTCGGTGTATTCTCTGAGAACATATCCGACTTGTACGACTATTTTCCGGAGTTCAATTCCAAGAAAAACAATGAAATTGATAAGGCTCTTGACGATTTGGCGGATGAGGGTCTTATCAGTTTTGACGCAGAAAATCCCGAACTTATTTATCTTGGGGAGTTCAGAGGAAGGAAGTTCTTTACCTTTGAAGTTAAGAGCAGTTTGTTTGAGGAAGCCAAACAGAAACTTGACGATGCCATAAAGGCGTATGGTAAATCCCGTTCCGCAAAAGACAAATCACGGAGCAGGTATATACGTGAGCAGATTGACAAACTGATTGCCGAAAAAGGTGTCGAGGCATTTACTCCGAATGATTTTACAGACCTGCACAGTTACCTGTATGAAATGTACACAGGTGGGGAGGTATATATCATACGGAGTAAAGTCGAATATTTCCAGACCAACAATATGCTCAAGGCGTATGACAGGTTTACTGTTTTCGCAATTCTTATAGAGGGAACTTTGAACTATGACGAGTATTCCACAAGAGGTGTGCCCACACTTACAAATGTGGCTTACCGAAAGGACGATATTTTCCGCAAACTTACCAGAACCGATTCTGACAGTAAGGACTATATGCGTGAAATGGATACTTCTGATGGTTCGTTTTAATGTTATATTATGACACAGAAAGAAATCGAATATTATTTGTACTGTGGGATAAAACTCGGCTGGCATGATAAAACCTTTGCCGATTATACCAATGATGAAAAAGCGTTGAAGATGGTACGTAACTACATACGGAAATCTGACGAATTTGTAAATGACGGGTTAGGAATGTATCTTTGGGGAAGCAATGGTACAGGAAAATCACATTTGCTTAATTGCGCTTTCAAGAGATTCATTGAAAAGGGTTACACAGTTAGGTTATTCTCTATGGATGAACTTGTTGACAAATATACAAGCTCGTGGTATTCTGACGAACAGAAACAAGATTTGACTAAGATTCTCCGTGACGTGCAATTTTTAGGTATTGACGAGTTTGGAAAAAACGTGGATTCTTCCGGAGAACCATTACCAATACCGGATTTTGTAAAACGGGTAATCGAATCAATAGTTCGTTACCGTGTCCAGATGAAACGTCCTTTATGGATAACATCCAATACGGAACCCAAGTATGTCAAGAAAGTGTTTTCGGAAGATATCGCTTCCTTACTGAGTGAGGCGGTTGTCACCGTATGTGTTACAGGGGGTGATTTCAGAAAGACTATTGCCAGTAGAAACAAAAGAAAATTAATGTAGCAATGACTGAGGGAGAAAAGTTGATGGTTGCTTGCCTAAAACGCAAAGACCAAAAGATACTATCACTTATCCAGCGAAAATGGTTGGATGGTGCTGAGATACGACAACACAAGTTTATCATGGACTATTACCGTGAACATGGTGAGATTATGGGTGTGAAATCTTTCTGTGAGAGATTCAAACTGGATTCGGGGGCTGTGGATTCCCGACCCAGTTATTATCTTAATAATGTAAAGGAGAGATTCATATTCGCTACCATGACCGACAATATTCCGAGAATATTGCGTGGGATAAAAGACGACCCACGGGAGAAACTTTTCGAGTTGCAATCTTTGATAGGTATGCTTTCGGTAGATGCGGTTGAAAGTAAGGACGTGTTATACTCCGATGATGTGGAATCACGCAAGGCTGATTACGAGGAACGTATGAAATCCCTGGGTGTCACATATCTTTCTATGGGGTGTGATGATTTGGACAAAACTTTCTTCGGATATCGTAAACAGGATTTAATTACTATTGGTGGTAAGGCAGGTCAGGGAAAATCATGGCTGCTGGTTTATCTGGCATATCTTCTTGAACAGACCATACTTGACCGTATGGAAGCTACGGAAGAAACTTTCGGGGATATACTGTTCATCACAAATGAAATGGGGGAGGAGGAAATAAAGGAACGTATTGACTGTATCCGTTTCAAACTTCCCTATGAGAAATTTATGAAAGGAACATTATCCGAAAGGGAAAAGTCACGTTATTACAAAGGTCTTGATTCCCTTAAAAGACACAAGTCCAAAATAAGGATAGTCTATAGCTGTCAGACTATAGATGAACTTGCCACTTTTATGGGCCTATACCAGCCTAGTGCGGTATTCGTTGACGGTTCCTATCTTATGGAAGGTAAGATGCAGGAAGGGTGGGAGAAAATAGCCTACATCACCCGTAATCTGAAACGACTTGCAAAAAACTTCAAAGCACCTATAATAAACACCACACAGTTGAAGCGTGGTTCCTCAAAGACATCAAGTAAGTTCTCTATGGATGGTATGGAGGATTTCGCATACGGTAACTCATTTGTGCAGGATTCCGATATCGCTATAAGAATGTTTCAAGATGCCGATATGAGATATCACGATATAATCGGTTGTGAGGTGGTAAAGGCAAGACGTGTCGTTTCCGGAACCACTCTTATTTTCCAGAACGACTTGGATAATATGCTTCATTCAATTACTTTAGCAAAAAAGGAAGAAGATGAAAGACCGAAAGTCGAAACTAAAACAGACTATTAATTTCGTGGATATGAACGGTGTGGGTACTGTAAGATGCCACAGTGGATTTCGTGATATTATGGTGTACGGTTACTTTCATAGATATCACTGGGATTTCTTTGTACATCAAGATGTGGAATTTCCCGACTACTATATAGTAAGTGAGGCTTCCACCGGAATGCGCATGACAGACAATTGCTATGATAATATAGAGGATGCCTTGTCAGCCGCCCTGTCCGTTATTGACGAAAAGCAATATTATTTTTTCACCCGTACAAAAGATGTACTTGTGGATGGGAAATATAATCTTAATAAGAGAAACACAAATCCTTTAACTTTAGGAGTTATGCAGTGTATGAATTGAAAAAAGAATCCGGAAAAACTTTTGCCTATTCCAATTGTGGGATTTTCAACTATATAGGAACAGTTAATTTTCTATATAGCCATGTTATGTACTATGAAGGTCACAAGTATTACATAGGTCATGTGGAGGGTTTTCCGAGTGGTATTTCATTGCTTGAAGCCAGCTCTCATGCTTTTGCAGTTGTTTCACATGAAACAAGACCCAATATAGGGGCAAAAACGCTTTGCGATTTTTACATGTTTAAACTCAAGAAAAAGAATCTTGATGTTCCCTCGGCTATTGAGAGGTTTAATTTACAAAATAATTTATTTATTGATATATGGAAGACAATAATGTAAAGCCGTCTTTCTTTAAAAGAATCGGTTTGGTTTTTCAATTTTTGTGGGAAGCGGTTAAACAGAACTACGTTTCCGCTATTACATGGACACTTGTAGTTATTTGTGTGCTATTTGTACTCTGGCTGTTCATAGAACCTATTGTGTGGTGGACACCTATTTCCGAGGTACGGTTATATGTCAGGGGATTTCTTATTATGTTTGCAATAAGCACATTCTCCACATTACGGCTGTATAACTCCATTGTGGTGAATAGCCGTTTCGCTTTGAAATTGCGTGAGATACTTACCCGTATCGAAAGGCTGCTTCCACGAATCAATCAGGTTATGGAATCATCCCGTACATCCGCAAAGGAGAATACGAGTGCTATGGTAAGACTTTCTTCGGCTTTGAAAAAACTGTCAGAAGCTATGGATGATTTTAATAGAACGGAGAATAACAGAAACAACAAGAAGAACAATGGCTGATTTACTGGAGGTATTCAAGGACTTCAATCCGCAGAAAATGACTAACGGGCAAATACGCATGGAATGTCCGTTCCGTGATAATCATCCGGATGGTAGCGGAAGAATGTCATTCTTTGTATCTCCCGATAAGAACGCCTTTCACTGTTTTTCCTGCGGAGCACACGGAAACCTAGTACGTTTGCTTACTACGAAGTTCGGAGTGAATTACTTTGAGGCTGTGGAAATGGTTAACCTTGTTGACTATCATCCCGAAGAAAAAGATTTCGAGCTTGATTTGATGTGGGACGTGAACAAACCCCCACAGGAATTTCTTAAAAGAGGTTTGCGCAGAGATACTTTAAAACATTTCCGTGTGGGTATGATGGACAAAGAATGGTTTGTTATTCCCTATTACAAGGATTTTTCCCGACCGGATACTTTGCTTGGTTATCAGAGAAGGTGCTATTACCCTGACAGAAAAGTTCGTAACAGCAAGGGTTTTGATAAAAAGAACTACTTGTACAACCTTGATTTCTCATACGACTATGTAGTAGTGGTGGAAGGTCAGACTGATGTTATGCGACTGTACCAGCATGGGTACAATGCTACGGGATTGATGGGTGCTGATTTGAGTGACTGGCAGGCTGAACAGTTGGGAAAGTTTTCCAAGGTTTATCTCGCCCTTGATAATGACACTGCTGGAAGAAAAGCTACTGAGATTTGTTATCATTTACTTAAAAATCATACCGAGGTGCTGTTAGTTCCTTATCTTAGCAAGGACCCAGAAAAATGTATATCTCCAAAAGTATGGAGCAGAGCGTTTAACAGTTCTACTGATTATCTGCAATATTCTATGGAAATGACAATGAACTGGGATTCTTATCTGGACTTGTGCACTGAGGTACAAAAAGAATTGGAGGGAAGAAATGAATTCACTATTATACGATAGTCCACATTTACTAATTACTTATATAGATAATAAGGATGAAGCTATAGAGTATTTCAAGAAACATCTTGAAATGGAACCGCTTCAAAGTTTGGTTATAGGTATCTTATTTTATAAGGATGCTGACATGATTAAGCTGGAAACATCAAATCATGTGTTTGATACAATAAATGCGGGAACCGTACCTTTTATTGATAAGTGGAAGGCACTATTTCATCCTTATAAGGATGAAGACGACCCTATTGCTACTACGGATTTTGAGATACCACTTCCTTATGAATCATTTTCAGCAGATGAACCTATTAAAGTTTCATCAAAAACATTTATCGTTTCTTATTCACAGAAAATATCTTTATGTGATAGTGATAAAATTCGTGATAAGGAGTATCTAAGGCATCTTGTTTATTCTTACAGACGAAACGCTCTTGAAAAGTTAATAATGGATGATTCTTTTTGGGCACATTATCCAATAAGCCGTGAAGGTGATGCTTATAGTATTACACTATCAGAGCAGCTAAGAGTAATTATGCCCGTACATCATTCCGATTTGATTTCAATCGTGGAAAAGGATTTGCGAAAATGAAAAAATTTTCCTATATTTAAATGTGATTAATAAAACACATTCGTTTTTATTTTATGTGTAACCGGCAATACAATGCCATTTTAAAATTAAAGATTATGCCAAGTAAGACTACTGGACGTACACGTTCAAGACGTGGTGATGATGAAAGTTCATCAAGAAGTTCTAAAAGAGAACAAGGTTGGGGTGCAGTCGCAAAACGACAGGAAGAAGTTAAAAAACGGAAGGAAGAGGCTGAAAACTCTCTTCGCGAATTTTGGCTGAAAACTGGTGAAAGCGCCATTATTCAGATTCTTCAAGAAGAACCCTATTGTTTTGATGCGCACCAAGTAAAAGACAAACGAGGAAAGTGGACTATTGTTCCCTGTCAATTAAACACGGGAAAACATTGTGTACTTTGCTCCGATGGTGTAAAACAGACGTGGCGTGCTGCTTTCAAGATTCTTGATTATCGTGGTACATGGGATAGTGAGAGAAAACATTTCAAAAACGACAAGCCTATTGAAAAGATATGGATTGTCGGTTCCACTATCGCCAATTCCCTAAAACAAGTGCGGGATAAGGATAAGAAAGGAAGAGAACTCAATCAGATGGTTCTTGAAGTAACCCGTTCCGGCGAGGGTAAGGATTCTACTTATAACTTCGAGCAGGCTTTTGACGAAGATGATAAGCGTATGCGCCCTATTGAATGGGATGAAGAAGGAATTACTGCCGAGGAATATTGTCAACCGCCTACGGAAGACGAAATTGACGAAGCAGGATATACTGATGAAGATTAAGTGTTAACTGTAAGGAGTTAGGTTTAGGACTTAACTCCTTATTCTTATTTGAAGTGATTATGAAAAAGATTCCTGTTTTCAAAGGTGAAGTTCAATTGCTTGAAAGTATCGAGGAAGTAGAAAAGTATTTCAATAGATGTGAAAAGGATAATTTCCTTACATTTGACTGGGAAACCACAGGATTGGAATATGATGCGATTCCTCTAGGACTTTCCCTGCATCAACGAGGTGTGGGAGCTTGTTTTATTCCAGTGGACTTCTTTTTTTCCAAAGGGGTTCCCATGAATGAGCTTGCCAAAATCTGTAATGAGAGGTTCTCACATTACAAACTTATAGCCCACAATGCCAAGTACGATACCATGATAAACAAGATGAATGGTATTAAGGATGAATGCTATAAGATATTTGCGGACACACTGGTTATGGTTCATTTAGTAAACCCATCACTTGACAAGCAGTTGGAAAAACGTGTTGCGGAGGATTTCGGTTATGTGAAAAAAACGTTCAAGGAAATATGTGGTAAGGCATGGAATAAAATAAATTGGTCTGTTGAAGGTGATTCCTTACTTGACTTTCTTGCCGGATATGCTGGTGAGGATACGTACTGGACTACAAAATTATACTATAAGTATAATCCTCTCATGGACGAGGACGCTCACCGGATACATGACAGAATTGAACTTCCACTTATCCCTATTCTTCGGGATGCCAAAATTCGCGGAGTGCTTATAGATGTTCCTTTGCTAAAGGATATGGGTGAACAGATAGCTGCCGAACTTCCAAAAATACTGGATGAAGTATATGAGGAATGCGGTTGTGTGTTTAATCTAAATTCCTCAAAGCAGAAAGCTGCCGTATTCTTTGACAAGATGAAACTTCCCATTATAAGTTATTCCAAAAAAACAGGTGCACCCAGTACGGATGCTGCCACATTTGAGGAATGGGATTCTATGGGAATACGTGTCGGTGCTCTTATGAATGAATATTCAGAGTTGAACAAATTATATACCGGCTATGTAAAGGCGATACCTAATTTGGTTGACGAGCATTCGGTTCTTAGAGGTGACTTGAACAGTTGCGGTACAAAGACAGGACGCTTCGCATCCACTGGCCCTAACTTGCAGAACCAGCCCAACAATTATCATTTTCCCATACGTGAGGCATTTGTTCCAAGACCGGGTTACAAGTTTGTAAACTATGACTATTCACAACTGGAGCTTCGTGTAATGGCCCACATGAGTAAGGATTCACAGTTTATGGATATCTTTCTGCATGGGCGTGACCCACATGGTGAGGTTGCCAAGAGTTGTGGTATTACTCGAAAACAAGCGAAGTGTGTGAATGAGAATACACTTATCTTTACCGATAAAGGTGTTCTGCGTATTGGTGATGTTTCAACGTGCCGGATTAAGGATACGTTTGACAGTCCTATGATTTCCTCCGTGTATAATGGCTCTGGAATGATAGGTGTGAACTCGTTCTATTCAAACGGATATGACAATACGCTTGCCATTATTACCAAACGGGGAATAGTTCGTAGCTCTGTAAACCATCAATATGTAATAGCTGATGGTACACTAAAATGTGCAAGGGATTTGCACGTAGGCGATGAAATTTCAGAAAATGCCTACTTGACTTATGAGGGTTCTGAAACCTCAATAGACTATAATCCGTTCTTTGATTTCGGAGATGCGTTTAGTATTAAAATGGATTCACAGTGGGCTTACATTGCCGGAGTGTTGACTGGTGACGGGTGTTTTTCTGCAAAGCATATTGGTGTTTCTGTAGGAAAAGGACGGTTCTTCAAGTCATGGAGAAAAATCTTAAAGGATGAATTTGCCAAAAAGGGGCTTCCCCTTACTGAGAGGTCTAATATAAATTACATGTATCTAGGCTCTTCAAGGTTTGTCAAGTTTATGATTCCCTTTGGTTTGTCTGACGAGCGTGGTAAGAAGAACTTTAAAATTCCTTTGTGGGTTCTTAATGGTACTATTGAAATGCGGAAAAACTTTCTTGGTGGTCTTATTGATACCGATGGAACAATTTCCGAAACAGGCACTACCAGTATTTGTACCAAGAGTATTCAGCTTGCCGAGGATTTATGTTTTCTCCTAAATTCAATAGGGTATAATTTTGGTGTGGAACCATCTTGGAACAGTATATACGAGAGATGGTATTTCCGGATACATATCTATTCGGATTCATTGAGTGACTTGTTAAGTAGCAATGTTATAAAATGTCCGCATAAGGTTGTATCACTTACTGAGCGTGTTTCCAAAGTGGGAAGAGGTGCTAAAAATTCACCCAATAAAGTCTTGCAGGTATTAAGTTTAGGAACTGATTACTTGTGTGACTTGAATGTGGATTCTCCCAGTCATTTGTATATGACCGGAACACTTGTTACACATAATACGATGAATTTTGGCGTGCTGTACGGCATGGGAATCGGTAAGTATATGAGAACTTTCAATGTATCCAAAGCACGTGCCATTGAGATGATTGACAGTTATCATAAGGCATACGTAGGGTTTGCCCATTGGAAAGAATCCACCGAGAATTTCGCCAAAAAACATGGCTATGTGAAAAACCTGTTTGGAAGAATACGTGTATTCAAGGAAACCACCAAATCCAAGTTTACCCGTAACGAGGCTATGTACTATGCCGAATTAAGACAGGCAGTAAATACTATTATACAAGGAACTGGTGCTGATATAGTAAAACTTGCTACTATAGCAATGTGCCGGAAATTCAAGGAATTGAATCTTGATGCCCATTTCTTACTACAGGTGCATGATGAAGTTCTCATTGAGGTACGTGAGGACCAAATGATGGAATGTGAAAGAGTGGTTATCGACTGTATGGAAAATACCGTCAAACTGGACGTGCCGTTAATTGCCGATGGCAAAATACTTGCAAACTGGGGTGAGATGAAAAATCCAGATGTACTATCTTATCCTCATAGGTTTAACTATTCATTATACGTAGGATTATTATGATTGAAGAATGGAGAATAATTGATGAATTTCCTACTTATGAAGTTTCTAATAAGGGGAAAGTTAGGAAAAAGGGAAAACTACTTTCTCAAACACATGATTCCTGTGGATATTGGGCGGTTTCTCTAGGAGGTACTACTAGAAAAGTTCATAGACTAGTAGCTAAGGCATTTATACCAAATCCGAATAATCTTCCTTTTGTAAACCATAAGGATGAAAATAAAGAAAACCCTAATGTAGAAAATTTGGAATGGTGCACTCATAAATATAATATTAACTATGGAACTTGCCAATTACGCAGAAGTATGACAATTAAAGGACATCCTAAATATCCGGGTGCAGGCAGACCTATGAAAACTATCTTACAGATAAGAGGTTCTGAGTATATCGGTGTATTTGAAAGTGCCCAAGAAGCATTTCGGGTGACAAAAGTAAATTACCGGCATATAAATGAATGTTGCTTACTTAAGCGTCATACTGCTGGCGGTTATATTTGGAGATTCGAGTTAAATTACGGGCTATATTGCAGCCTCTTACTTAATTGATTGACTATGGCTAAAAAACTTTCAGTATTAAACTCCATGCTTAATAAATTTAACGATTTAATGGGTGACGGAGTTGTTCACACTGCGGCTACACTACCTAAGTGCCGTAAGATATTAAGCCGTATTCCGGCATATAACTATGTTACCTGTGGAGGTTTCCCCATAGGAAGAGTTATCGAACATTATGGTGAGAACGGTTCCCTTAAAAGCTATGCTTCCTATGATGCCATAGCAAAATTCCAGCATTATGATTGGGCAAACCATGAGCCTAACGCTTTCAAGTCATTCACTTATAAGGGTGATGATACTATGAGGGAACTTGAATCCTTTGAACTTCGAGATGGTTATAAACCCAAGAAACCGCCTGTGGCACGTCGAGTAGCCCTTGTGGATATTGAGGCTACATACACTCCTGACTGGGGGGAGAATTTCGGTATCGACAATGAAGGTCTTATCTTAGTAAGACCTACCTTATTAAGTAATTGTGTGGATATCATACAGGCATTGCTTGAGAGTGAGGAAATCAGTCTTGTAGTTTTGGACAGTATGTCCGCTATTGGTACTGACGAGGAAATAGGCAAATCTATGGAAGACCAGCAAATGGCTTCGGGAGCACGTTTCTGGAATAAGGCATGTCGAAAGTTCCAAGCCGCCATGAATAGTAACCCTACAAAGGAATCCACGCTTATAGTTATCAATTCGGCATATCAGAAAACCGGAATCGCATACGGCGACCCAGAAGTTATCCGTAACGGGGAACAACTAAAGCGTACAAAATCATTGTCCGTGAAATTCAAGGCTCTTAAAAAACTAAATGCCAAAGTTGACGAGGGTGAAATCGTAATCGGGAGAAACATATCCATCGAGTGCGTAAAGAATAAGGTAGGTGTTCCTCAAAGAAGTGCCACATTCTTTTATGCTTATGTAGATTACGGTGGAACACAGGCATATTCTACTGATGCTGCCGGACAAATAGTTGACCTTGCCATGAAGTTCAATCTAGTAGAGCGCAAAGGTTCTTGGTATGATTATAAGGAATTGCACATACAGGGTATGGATAACTTTGTAATTGAGCTTACGAAAACCGGGATGCTTAAAAAATTGGAAAAGGAGGTGTACCGTGAAATGTTTTAATTTAACTCCTATACTTATACCTGTGGCGGTGTTTATGCTTCTTATGGCATTGCATACTGAAATAAGGACATCCCCGTTCCGCATTTATTTCCACAACTGGAGAATGGTGGTGGGTGTGGTACTTATCACATTAGGAGTTCATCTTATCTGCCAAGGAGAACTTGTAAAGTATAAGAAGGAGAATATCGAAAAAACCGAGTGATTAACTAATCCGGCTGACAGAGTAATAAAGTAGTAACCAATTATAGGTTACATAATCAGCAATTACACTACTTTAGTACCGAGTTAGTCGGATATTAATATTTGACTATGGGAAAGAAAATCGAAATACCCGAAGACGAATTTAAAAATCGTTCTTATTCTCAAATGCAGCAAGAGATATGTAAACTTACCCCCTAGCAATTTGTTTTTGGGGAACCTTTGGAGGGTGTCCAGTAAACTGGCTGATAAATTATTGAAGAGAAACGGTTTTCAAATTGTCAAAGGTAAAGGAGGTCGTTTCACAGTGAAACCTGTGGAGAACGAAAAGCCGGGAACTGACTAAAATTTATGATTATGGCAAAAGGACTTTTTGGAGGACTATTCGGTGGTCAAGGACTACAAATGGTCGGTAAACTTACAAAACAGAACATGGAGAAACTTCAAGCATCAAAGCCCCATGACGAAAAGAACACGGAAGATTCACCTCTTCGCAAATTACGTGATGCCATCAAAAAGTAAGCGCGAAGCCCCATTGGAAAAATACCCAGTGGGGCTTTATTTTTCAGATTGGTTTCCTTATAAATTTTTCCTATATTCAAGTATTAAAATCTATCCTATTATGAAAGAGATAAATCAAGTACATTTTACTTTGGGTGATAATGCAGGTATTCTTCTTATGCAAATAGCCCAAGAAGCGTTGCTTTGTGAATTGGACCCAGAAAAGGCGGTTAAGGTTATCACCACATCTCTTATGGGATGCCCTAATAATATTGCTTTAAAGATATTGAAAGGGGATATGGTATGTGAAGTAACGGATGATATGCAGAATATTGAAGTTGTTGACTATAAAGAGGAATTTCATAAAGATTACCCGAAACCCAATTTGACTGACTGGTATGAACGGAACCACAAGGATATTGGTGATAATGGCAGGGAATTTTATACCGCACTGGAACAGGTAATCCGTTTTGTGAATAAACAGGATATAGAAATCCCGATTAAGGATATAGTATCTTTGGTTCTTTCCTCTACTATGAAGGACTGGGAAGCATTCCGTAGCAAACTTTCTCACATGGAAGACATAGAGCGAATTATCTTACTGGTAAGTCAATGTTCCAAATTTATGGACAGAACCGCCAAATTATACAGGGTGTTCTATTTTATAGATTCTGTTTATCCGGATGTTTCATGTAACTTGTCAAGAGGGATGCACATGGTAATTCCCATGTTGAAAATCAGACTGGATGCTATTGTTACGGGAGAGTATGGACCAATATTCAAACAACTTGAAGACGAGGACGAACAAATTTCTGAATACATGAAAGGTGCAGAAAATACTAGAAAACTTCTCAGTGAGGAAATACAGCCAGTGTCTATAACTGACAATTATAATGCCGGCTGGCTTTCGAGAGATGGTACGTATTATGGCATGAACGGTTCTTATGCCAACATGCTCCACCTGTCATTGGCTGATGCCATAAGAAAACGTATGATTGTGGAAAACGGTGTTGACCCCCTAAAAGGATTTCCGGGTAAATCTATGGATACTTGGTTGTGTGAACAGGGATGGGTAAAGATACATGACGACCATATTCTTTATGACGGGTATATCAGTACAGTTTACACCAAGAAACCACCTCTGCCATTAAGTTCCAAACAGTTGGAGGCAATAGCAAAGTATGGAAAATTCTGCCATAGGGGAATGTTGCGGTTTGGTGTAACTTATACTCCATGTTCTATGGCTAAATTGGAAATGATGGAGCCGCCTATGATTGCAAAACTTTTAGATTTTTAGTTTGCTATGAAATATTTGAAGATACATCTATTATTATGGGGCATTCTTTGTGCACTGTACACATTATTTGAGATTGCCGTATTTTTGGCTATAAACGTGGCTTTATTTATATGGAAATTCAAACTGATTAAATGGAGTTCAATATTTTATGCCAACCATATATGGGAAAACACATGGGATGGTAATCCTTATATAGATTATACTCCTTGGGATACTTTTAAAAGACACTATAAAATGTTTGCTAATGGACACGGAAATTGAAAATGCTGCATATAAATTTGCAGAATCCCAAAATGACGGGAGCAACTTTACTGCATACTACAAGGGATTTATTGCAGGAACGAAGTACAAGAAAAGTTCAAATGGGGTTTCATTGAGTATGAACATTATTCCGCCAATGACTGATGCACATGGAAAATACTGGGTGCAGCCAGACCCCAGAGGGTTTGTTCTGGATGATGATTATGTACTTATGGACAAACTGGACTTTGACCTGTTACCCGATTATACCAATTCGGAACCTACCGGAAAATATAATGGTAAGATGTGGAAAGGACGGTTCCAGACACTTAAAGGCGAGAAATGGTTTCTCATGTGGTGTCACGATGAAAATAAACTTTCCAATCAGATTTATATATCTTCACGAGAAATATTAGTATTATGATTAAACGAATATTATTTATACTTTTGATTGTTCCTTTTATGATAGTAAGCTCTATCTATGATATGGCACAGTTTATCATGCAAGGATATCGTTTTCAGCCCTACAAAATTGTAGATTGGCTAAGTCGTAAACTTCTTGGATAATTATTATGAGTAAAAGTAAAGAATATAAGGCAATAAAGAACTATATCCACAATGAGCTAAAATTGACTAAAGAGGATATAAGGGAGATAATGATTCCTATTATTAGAGAGGAGGTTAAACGAGTTTTCCATAATACTTATGGAAATGATGTTTCTCTGGACAACTGGATTCGATGTATGGTTTCCAATGAAATAAAATGTCAAGGAGGCTTAAACATGTTATGGACTTTAAGTAAGGAGGCAATAAAAACCGAGATAACTGATAAATATTCAATTGAGGTAAATCTTAAAGAGAAATAAACTATGAAAGCAAGAATAAAAAGAAAAATTCAAAAAAGACCATTCCTATACAATGTAGGACAAGTTTTTAAGGCTTGTGATTGGCTTACTGAAATTCAGCGTGGAAATATAGTTTGGCATCGGTATCATTCATTCGGTACTATTATTAAATCAGAAAATTAAATTATGAAAGCAACAATAAAGGCAACTGGAGAAATTGTAGAGATTAAGGATTTATATGATGATGGTACTGCATTGGTGGGAAACATGTATATCAAGGTGTCAGAACTTAATTTCTTTAGTGAAAACATTGATTGGGAACAACGTAGGTACGAATTGGCAAAAGACATTATTAAAGTTGTTATAGCAAACGATAATGGTGCTAATTCTGAGGTAGTCGCTAAATATTCGCTTAATTGCGCTGATGCCCTAATTAAAAGATTAAAGAAGGGATAATTATGGATAGTGTACAGACACAAACCTTTTCCATTAGAGGGGATGGAGGTGGTGAGGCATATATTGATTTTTGCGATGGTCAATTATGTGTTTCAGTTGTCATAGAAGATAAACAGGCAGATTTTCACTTTGATCCTGTTACGTTAAAGATGTTTGCCCATGCTTATAAATTACATTGTGAAGAATGTAATAAGCAACAAAAGAAAGGAGAATAATTATATGTTAGACGTATGTGTTCTTATAGCAGCAATTGAAACATTATTTCCTCAAGAAACTGTATTTAATCGTTTTGGAGTGGCAATAACATATTTACAATGGAAAGTTCCCAAGACTGAACTTTGTTTTGATGTAATACGAAGAAACGGGAAGTGGGGTTGTGTTACTCAGTTTATGGGAGGTACATTCGGATACGGGCATCCTCTTACCCGTTCTGATTGTGTGCATGATACTTTGGAACAAGCTGTTTCCTGTGCATGGACCAATGAAGTTCTTATCGGATTCACAAGGGGAAAAGTCACATGGGAAAAACATGCACGGAAAGCCTATTCCGAGTGGTCTAAGAGTTCTGATAAAATTTCTTATTTTAGTATTAGTGATAAATTTTAAGTATTATGACTGAAAAGCAAAAACCGCAGTACCTTACTGCACAACAGGCGAAGGAAATCGCCACCACTCCTTACAGGGAGGTATTTACCAAAATAAAAATGGCTGCTGAAAGTGGCAAGTGTACAATGACAATTGATTTTAGTACAGATGTGTCCGAATTGGTAGAGTTGCTTATAGGTTTAGGTTATACCGTAACTCTTATTAAAAACTACAGAGATAGCGTAATGAGGATTCATCGGACATATTCTATACAATGGTAAAAAGTAAATTCGGGTATCTGAATAAATTGATGGACGGTTCCACTACTACACGGGAGCGTTCCAAAAAACAGGAAAGTCGTATAGCTAAAAAACTCCGTGGCTATACGACTATCAATTCAGGAGCCACATTCGGTCAGAATGACGTAATTACAGACTTCTGTGAAATTGAGGCAAAAACCACTGCCCATGAATCGTACAGCCTAAAGTTATCCGAATGGGTTAAACTGAAAAAGAAATGTTCTGCCAAAAAAATCCCTATTTTTGTAGTGGACTTTGAGAAATCCCGTGATAGTCTTGCTATACTTACTTATGAGGACTTACAATTTTTAATTGAGCTTGCATATAAGGACAACAGTTAGGGATTTTGTTATTTCCATAAAAATTTGTATATTTAAGTATGCTAAAAACAAAATTATACCGAGTATTCCGTTTTGAACAGAAGAAACAACAACACGGATTATTTAAGGTGGTGGAATATTCACAAATGACTGATGGTACAGGATTCCGGAAAAGAACACTCCGAAAAAATCTGGATTTGAGTACCGCAGAAAGTATGATTTATAACTTAGAAAAATCACATAAACTTTTTTAATCTCACAAACATGGAAAAATATTATTTCTTGAGAACTCTCGTGGAAGAGGGAAGACAACGTTGTAAGGCACTTATCGGTCAGACTTTTGAAGATGGTGCTAAAGTTGACAGCACGGTGAATGTAAGTGCCGACAGAGCTTTGAGGGATGCATATCCCACAGGTACAACATTTGTTACCGATAGTCTTAGAGCTGCCAGTAAATACTATCAGGCAGGAAATATCTATCCTATCGGGATTCTTGATTCGGATTACCGTGACCCGAAACATAGACCTACTGAAGAAATGCTCCGGGCTTATGAAATATTCATAGGTGCTACTGATTTATATTCTGTTTCTCCCAAAGAAAAGGAATCCAGTAAGACAACCTCCAAAAGTTTATTGGGAAAAATGAAACTCAATCCGGAATTGAAAATACCCTCTATCGGTTCAGAAGGTTTCTACGTGGATTCAGATGTATGGTATCTGCTTATGCGTAATATCCAGAATCAAGTGAATACAATGCTTATTGGTGCTACAGGTGGTGGAAAGACTGAACTTGTACTTCTTGCATGTAAGAAACTTGGGATATCATGTTCCGTTTATGACATGGGTTCCATGTATGACCCAGTAGCCGGACTTCTTGGTGTACATAGATTGCAAAAGGGAGGTGTATCGGTATTTGATTATGCCAAATTTACAAGAGATATCTCTAAACCGGGTGTAGTGTTACTGGACGAGTTATCCCGTGCACCTGTTACTACTAATAATATTTTGTTTCCTTGTCTTGACAGTCGTAGAAAACTTCCTGTAGAAATTGCTGGTGGTGAGGATTTACGTGAAATAGAAGTGCATCCGGAATGTTGCTTTATAGCTACTGCAAATGTTGGTGTGGAATATACTGGCACAATGAGTATGGACCGTGCACTGGTAGGACGTTTCTTTCCTATTGAACTATCATATATGCCACCGGAACAGGAAAACAAAGTTTTGGTGAAACGTTGTGGAATTTCTATTTCGGATGCCACAAATATTGTAAAGGTCGCAAACAGTTTGCGTAATATGTATAACAAACAGGAGATAAGCAGTTCCATCTCTACCCGTGAAACTCTTATGGTGGGTGATTTGGTTGCTGATGGATGGGATTTGGTACGTGCTATGGAACTGGTTCTTCTTCCTCTTTTTGAAGGTACACGCTCTGATGGAGAACGTGGTATTGTATGTAGAGTGATTAGTAGTAGATAAAAACTTTTTCGCCTATGGCAACAAGTAATCAATTTCCCGTAGAGAAACCTCAGAAAAAGACCTACGGTAGCTTGTGGTACAATGGGAAACGCATCTTGAAAGACAGGGCGTTTCCTATACTTAATGCCAAGAAATCCGAGTTGCTTAAAACCGGGTATTATAAAAAGGAACTATTTAAAATAACATATTGACTATGGCTGTGGATAAAGATATGGTTGTCACCGATGAAATCGTGGACGAACTTTTGGAAGATTGGTTGGAACGTGACGGTAAGGCGTTCACACATATACGAAAAGAGGGGAAACTTGATTGGGAAAGTACCTTGGAAGAGGGCAGTGCCTATTCTTCCTACTATCTGGAATGTGCTGATGAAGCAGAACTGATAAAGCGTGCATATCCTCTGGCACGTGATATGATAACTTCTATGGATATTCCCTACAAGGTAAAAGTTATAATTCATAACGGGGAGGACAGTTTCACTGACTTTCAGAAAGTACAGGTTTCCACCATAATGCTTACTGACAAGGCTCTTACTGTTGGTGAACGGTTGGACGTATTTTTGGGGACCACTGTACATGAGGGATGCCACTTGTTGTACACAAACAAGGAACGTCTGACTTCTATCGGTAACAGAATCATATCCCGATTATTCAATATACTGGAAGATGAACGTATTGAGAAACTTTGCGGTGATTTGAAACCGGGTTTCGCACGATTCTTGGAACGAAGCAAATATTACTGGTTTGACAGTTACTACTTGGATTATGTCGCTCCCAAAAAAGAAAAATCGGAACTTAATGATTTTGAGGTTCTTCTCAATCTTATACTGGAGATTGTCCGATACCCTAAATACATAGATGAAGCCGAGATAGTAAAGTATGCTCCATATCTCGTTGAAATAAAGAAAGTGCTTTTACCCTATCCAGTAACTACTAAGGAAACGGTTCTCGCTGCCTATAAGGTTTTTGATATTCTTAAAGAGTTCTATAAGGACAAACTTGAAGAGGAAATGAAAGAGGATTCCGCTTCCGGAGGAGGACTATCGGGTGTGGAGGTTGAGAAACGAATGGCATCCGACAGTTCAGATATACTTGACAAACTTGACCGTTCAATGCCGGACCGTATGGATGACTCCAAAATTGCTGATGCCGTGAAAAAGGACAGAGGTTTGCTTGGAGATGTATGTGAGGGCACAGTAGATATGGGAGGAACCAAGGATGCCTTTTTCAAATTTCCTCCTACTAATGAGGAACGGTACAAGGAATCACTTGCCAGAGTTAAACGTTATGCTCCGGCAATATCCAAAGTTATACGTTGCCATTGTAAGGAATACCAGTACATACACCGCTCTATGAGAAGCGGTATGCTGGATACTTCCAAACTTGCCGAAGCCGTACAGGGTGTTCCTACCGTATATATCCGACAAGGTGAAGTAAGGACTGACGGTGTAAGTGTGGGCGTTCTTATTGACGAGAGTGGTTCCATGTGCGGTGGTAGAATAGAAGCTGCCCGTGATACTGCCATACTTATCAATGAGGCTTTGGGGGATTCTCCAAAAGTGGAATTGTTCATATACGGGCATTCAGGTGATTCACGTTTTGACGGTGCTACCGAATTGGTAGTTTATCGTGAGAAAAATTTCAAACCAAAATACGCATTAGGTTCTGTAGCTGCACGGTGTGAGAATAGGGATGGTGTTGCCATACTTGAAACCGCTCAACGTATTCGCAAACAAACACAGAACCATGTTTTACTATTTGTTCTTTCAGATGGTAAGCCTAGTGCTTCCAGTTACAGAGGTAGTATGGCTATAAACCATACAAAAGAGTGTGTGGAAAAAGTGGAGAAAATGGATTTCACAGTAATACAGGTTTGTATCAATATGTGTTATGACCCTAAGAGCATGTTCAAACATTGGGTTGTGCTTGAAGATATGAGCACTCTTGCTTTTAATTTGGGGAAAGTAATCAAGAAAGCTACTTTGAGTGCTGCAAAGGTTCATGTTCTATAAATGTTTACTACATTTTGCAGAATAAAAAATATTTGTTATCTTTGAAACATCAAATCGGAGGTTAAAATGATGTTCTCGGAACAGTGTTGGGTTTGTGAGATTACCGATACTGTTCCACTTGGTTCCATAGCTCAGATGGATAGAGCAACGCCCTTTGAAAAATTGGAGCATGTATGTGGAAGATTAAGAAAATTATAAGTAAAGGTGATTATTTGTATGCTTTAGTTCCAGACCATCCTAGTGCAACTAAAAATGGTTATGTATTATTACATAGGGTTCTAATGGAAAATCATCTTGGTAGAGTTCTTAATAGTAATGAAATAGTACACCACAAAGACCACAATAAAAAGAACAATAACATAAGGAATCTTGAAATCCTTGATTGTTCTACTCATAGTAGATTACATGGTTTAGAAAATGGTATTCTAGTGGCACTGCTTAGATGTCCTATTTGTGGGAGAGTATTTGAGAGGGAAAAACGCAATACTCATTTGGTTAAACCCTCTAAATATAATTGTACTTGTTGTAGCTCTAAGTGTAGAGGTAGGTTATATGCACAACTACAACATCATGGCGTAACGCATACATTGGAGGCTGCTATATCGGTGAATCTCTTAACTGTATATAAGAAATACAGAAAGACAACACCGAGGAAACTCTCTTATAAGAGGTTCCGTAGAGGCTATACGCAGCCCACCTGCAATGGTGAAGATATAGTCCAGACTACAACATTAGTTCTTCTAATGGTTACAGAAATGTAATGTGGTAAGCTAAGGCGTGGGTCAAGTGTTCGAGTCACTTTGGAATCACCAGACTCTCTGATATTTGTAATTTTCCATTCCGTGTCAGGAGCAGTTCAGTAATGGCTGCTCCTTTCCTTTTAACTTTATACGAAATAAAAATGACTAGAGGTGGTATAGGGAGGTTACTCCGCAAGACTTTTAAAGGTTCTTCCGAAGAGAAACCTTTATCAATTTCTGAAAAGATAAATTCTGCTTGTGTGCATGGTGTTACTGCTACCAGTGCATTTTCTGTTTTGGGAATCCGCAGAAAGATTAAGAAACTTCTCGGAATAACTGAGGACTTCAACCGTGATGTTTTCTTTATGGAGTTCATGGATTTCTATATGACGGTAATGGCTCCGGATAAACGTGCGGAAGGTGTATTTCACCCGTCACAACTATTGGACGGATGCCCACGGCTCATGTACTATGACTTATCTAGGATTTTTCCCAGTGATGTAAGGGTTTCCACTATTACAGGAGAACTTCAAAGAACATTCGATGTGGGTACATGGTATCATGTGTACATGCAGGCTATATTATATAAAATAGGACTTCTTGAACAGGCAGAAGTTCCAGTTGTAAATAAAGAACGTTACATAAACGGTAAGGCTGACGGTGTGTTTAAGAAATCCGTGTTTGGGGAAAAAGTGGTTTTGGAAATAAAGACCATGAACTCTTTCTTTTATCGAAAGGCTATATTTCGTCCATTTGCCAAACATGAATTTCAGGCATCCTTGTATGCTAGGGAACTGGGTGCTACCAAGATTCTGTATCTGTACATAAACAAGGATACTTCTGAAATCAAGGATTTCCTCATGCCTGTAAACGAAACGGAACTGGAAAAAGCTGATGCAAAAATGGATTTCATCATTTCATGTGTGAAAACTAAAACACCTCCTACGAGAATTTGTCCGGACACTCATTGCAAAGCTGCTTTGGGTTGTCCTTATACAACATACTGTTTTAAACATTAAATCTCACAAACTATGCCAGTAAGAAAACCTAAAGAGGAATCTTCTCCATTAGAAAGGTTCCGTAAAGTATTTGCCGAGGTAGAAGCCCCGAAAGGAGGTTTACCTACAATGCCAGTTACCATAGCGGAAACAAGTTCTACCGAATTGGGTAACATGATTGCCAAGTATTCCGCATGGCGTGAATTTACCGAAGACAGACACATGGAAGCATGTGCCGTTTATGCCCAGTGTAAATCTGAATATGACTTGGCATGTGACAAGGCGATGATTTCCGCAGGTGGAAGTACGGTAACTGAAAGAAAAACTTCCGCTAAGATAACTCCCGAAGTGGAGAAACTGAATAAAAAATTACTGGAGGCGGAAATATTCCGTGATTTGCTCGCAGGAAAACTTGAATCATTCAGTAATGTATTAGCAATGCTTAGTAGAGAACTGACACGAAGAGGTGTTGAAAACATGTAAGAGTTATGTTACATAGTCCTAGCAATTTTCCTTTAGGAAGCTATATAAAAAGTGTATATTCGGGAAGAGTGTATCAGATTACCCATTTTTATAAAAACGGAATGTGTAATCTTTACCAGCCCTATCTAAATTCTAATGAAAACTGGAATGCCTGGAATAATCCCCATTTTGTACGGATAGACGTTCCAATAGAAATACTAACTGTTTTAATGTAATGCCCAAAAGAAGTATCGGTAGGAGAATACGTCCTAAAAAGGAAGTTATCCGTAGTAATAATGTAGTGGTTAAGAAACCAACATCTAAGTCAACGTGGAAGTCTTTCGAGAGAGAGGTTGCCAAGCACTTTGGTACTAAGAGAGTTCCATTATCCGGAAGTAACAGTGGACATAACACCAATAGTGACACATTACATCCCAAGTTGTATATTGAATGTAAGGTCAGAGGAAAATCTGCTATATGGACTTTATTCGAGGATACTAGAAACAAGGCTAAAGTGGAGAAAAAAATTCCCATTATCGCTTTGCGACAAAAAGGAGGTAAAGGATACCTACTGGTTATACGTCCGGAAGATTTGCATAAGATTTCAAAAATACAGCTTGAATCTACAGAAGTAAGCGAATAATTGTTATATTTGCATCATTCAAAGTCACGCTGGGTAAAATCGTAGTAATTATGGAAGCAATTAATGAAGTACAGGAAAAAGTCACTACCCTAAGATGCAAATCGTCTACTGATGCCAAGAAACTGGCCGGAAGTATTTATTCTACCTACCAAAGTAATCCCGATAACGATATTATAATAAGGGTTATCGGTGCGGGTGCGCTTAACCAAGCTATTAAAGCTGCAATTATAAGTAACAAGTTCTTTGCTAAAAAGGGAAAGTTGATAGGTGTCCAGCCATTTTTTCAAGATGCGTCTTTGGACACTACCGCCATAGGACTTAAAATATTCTTTTTAAGCATATAATTTTGCAGGTTTTATTTGGAAGAATAAAAGTTTTTAGTACATTTGCACAAGCGGTTTTTACAGCTAATCGCTTTATAAATGAATACTGCTGGACTTTTAAATTTCACTATTATGGGAACAACTAGAGGTGGAGGCGGTGGCGCTGCACGTACTGCTCGTAGAGGCGGTGGTGGAGGTCGTAGAACTGCTGCTAGAGGTGGAGGTCGTAGAACTGCCACACGTAGAGGCGGTCGTCGTTAAGCCCTCCAAAAGTATTCACAAAAGCCTGCTATTTATATAGTAGGCTTTTTCTATTTAATAAGATTATGAAAAGAGAAAAAGTAGTTTTGTTGTTTACTGGAGGTTTTGAAAGTCTATATAATCTGGATAAACTCTCCAAGACGTATGATATCCATTTGTTCTACGTTGATTACGGACAGGACAATATCGAAAAAGAACTATCCGCAATAGGTTATTATATTGAAATTTATAGAGATTCCGTAAAGAGTTTCCGCAAAGTAACTTACCCGTTACAGTTTGAGCCTATCCGTGATAAGGATGGTAACGTACATAATGTGGATATTCCATGCCGGAATCTTTTGTTTCTTTCTATGGCTGGTAACTATGCCACTTCGATGGGGATAAAGAAAGTGGCGTATGGTGCTGTGGATTTGGGAAGTTCATGGTTTGATGGTGGTTATCTCTTTTATGAAGAAGCAAAATACCTGTTTGCGAAATCATATAAGATTAAACTCCTTGCTCCGGCAATGAATGTTCCATTTGTAAAACTAGCCAAGAAACTGAGCACACTTGATTATTCGCATCTTACTTTTTGCCCCGATGGAGAAAATGAGAAACGTAATTGCGGTGTATGTGACAAGTGCCAGAAAGTAATAAATTTATTACGTAGGGAAAAATGGAGCGAAAAATTCTTGAAGAAGGTAATGAGTTAAGCAAGAGAAAGGCTACATTGTTCTTTTCCGCATCCTCTGTAGGTGACTATACCACATTACGGGATTTCGGTATAAAGGACACGCTTGTTTCTTACTTCTACTTGAGAAAGTCACTTAAATTTTATCCACCCCAATTGGAGAAACAACATAAGGAAGGTGGTATATTTATGACGGACTCCGGAGCTTTCTCATTCATGGGTAAAAAAGTGGAGCATAAAATGACAACCGAAGAATACTGGCTTCCTTATTTGGAGGAATATGTAGCTTGGTTACATGATAATAAAAAGTTTATATTTGTTGCTGCCAACCTTGATTTGGACATGATTGTGGGTAGGGAAGTTGTTGACCGATGGAACGAGAAATATTTCAAACCGCTTGAAAAGGATATAAACGTAGTATATGTAGTACACCAAGATGCCCAAGGTGACAAGACTGGTCTGTTACGTCTTAAAGAGTATTGCCAACTACATAACTATGTAGGGTGTAACCAGACCATGAAAGATAATGCTGCCGAAATATACCGTATCACAAATGCCTACGGAACAAAGGTACATGGTTTCGCATGGACCGAAATGAACTTGTTACAAAGGTTTCCTTTCTTTTCCGTGGATTCTGTAACATGGTTGGGAGGTACTCGTTTTGGTACTACTTATAATTACGATGGGAAAAATTTTAGCACTATTGACTATAAACATAAGTATAGGAGAAAGGCTAACCGAATCAAATACGAGGATGCCGGATTAAGTATGGATGATATCCGTGATGAAAAACGTATTCCCATAAATAACATGAATCTGCTTGGGTGGTTGGGATTCCGTAGAGAATTTCTTAAAATCGCCCATTGCAAATTAAAGAATAAACCTGTTTTGTATTACGATAAAACAAGAAGATAATATGGCAACTGACACAATTGAAAAAAGAACTGAGGCTGTACGTGGTACAGAAGATGCCGACTTGTTGAAAAGACACCTATGTCCTTTCTTTGAGAAAGGGGGATATCCTGACTGCATGACGTGCAGAAAAACTGAGGATAATCTTCTTGACTGCCGGGAGTATTATCTTAAACGGATAAAAACTCTTCCTATGGATATATGGTGTGAGGAGTTTGACAAATTTATTGTCAATACCCGTGACAAGGTATCTGTTGACGAGATTATAGGTGTGGGAATGAACTGTAATTCTTGTTACATCTATGATAAATGCCCCATGTACAGAAAGGATTTTGCCTGTGGTATAGATTGGGGTGACAAGAAACCTACTACACCTGCCGATATGATGGATTTCCTTATTGATATCCAGTATGAGAGGGTAAGAAGAGGTTCCGTTATTGAAAAGGTTGACGGTGGTGTTGCCGATGCAGGACTTTCCGGAGAAATTGACCGACTTAATGACTTGATGGCTGCAAAAGCCGAATTGGGTAGGGAACGCATATCGGTAAATATCGAGGCTAAAGGTGCTGCTGGTGGTGCTGCCACTTCTGCCGGCGGTGGTATTCTATCCAAGATATTCGGTGGTGCTCCCAAGGAGATAGAACAACCGCCTACCATTTCCATTCCGGCAAAACCATCCTCACGGGAAGATATAGTTGATGTGGAGGAAATAGTGGAGGAAAAGAAAGCCGAAAAAGTTTCACGTAAACGAAAAAAATAATGAGAAAACCGAAACGCAGATTACATTCTACGAAATATCATAAGAAACCTAGACAGTTATGGAGAACAAACGTACCCAAGAACTCTTCCACTACTTAGTGGGAAGTTCTATTGAATTTAGAGTTCCCAAAGGTTATGAAAAACCTTTGAAATCCTTAACCGGCACTAAAACCAAAATTTCGGAAAACACACGTCTTGCCGAACTTGCCGGAGGTGTTATATGTGTTTCCCTGCTTGGGGAAATGGCTAACTATTACCGACACCAGACTTATTACCCTATGATAAGGGGAAGTATTGTACTGGGAAGGTACTATGAACGCATAAATGACTATCTGGATACTCCTACCGAAGAGCGTGCCGAAAGGCTTATAGACCTCTTGCGCCATGAGAAACCGAAATTCCGAGATACTATTATAAATGCCATAGGATACTTTTGCGGTATTTATAAAAGTAAGAGAGATATGTTTTCATCTTACCTTAATCGTTCCGAGAAATTATTTATTCTATCATTCTAATTATACTTAATATGAAAATAACTAGTATTTATCCCGGCTATATGGGAGAGGTAAACCGATTTGGAATCGGTATGCCATGTACTTTTGTACGTTTGTCCGGATGCAATCTGAGATGTTACAAGTCAACCAAAGGGTTTTTTTGTGATACTCCGGAAGCACTGAATCCGGATAGTGGTGTTGAAATGGATTGGAGAAAAATCCTAGACAAGTGTTATGCTTTTGGTCATAATGTAATCTGCCTTACTGGGGGTGAACCGCTACTTAAGACAAAAGAAACACTGATATTACTTGACATCCTTATTCGTGCAGGATTCTTTATCGTAGTGGAAACTAATGGTTCTGTTTCTTTGAGCGATTATGTTTCTCTGAGAAAAAAACTAAGTGATAATGACAGTACACCTGTAAGCCATATCTCTTTTGTGGTTGACTACAAACTGAATAGTACAGGGGAAACCGAAAATATGCGCCCCGAAAACTGGATGCTTATGGATGAACACGATTACCTTAAATTTGTCATAGACGATAACTCCGATTATGAACAAATGAAATATTGGATAACCACACATCCCAGATTTAAGGGTAACATAGCTGCCGGACTTATGTGGGGTTCCGCTCTTACTTATGCTCTGCTTATGGAAAAACTACAGGAAGATAACCTGTCTAGTTTTGTAGTGTTGAACATGCAGGCTCATAAGATGGGATGCCTGTATGACAGGGAACGAAAAAAATTAGCTTCATTATATATCCCAAAAGACTTGTAGTTAACAATATTATTTGTATCTTTGAAGCGGAACAGAATTTCGTAGTTGACGTTTCAGAATGTGTAATTTTAAAAGTTTAACGAAATGGCTAAAAAAAACTTAACAATCCTCAATCCGGCAGATAAGACACATTTGTATGCTGTTGCGATTGGTAAGGGTGCTCCGGCTGATGCTGATGATAGATTGGTTACGGACACTCATGTATTCAAAGTAGGTTCACAGTACACTGACTTGACAGGTAAGAAACTCTACATTCGTGTAGATACCAAAAAGGCTGTTGCTGACTGGGCTGAAATTGGTGCTGGCACTTAGAACTTTTTGTTTGCTTGTACGATAGATTCATTTGTAAACTTAATTGGTTTTTTGGAAGAGGAGCTTGAGAAAGTTCCTCTTTTTTTGTGTCCATTCAGATAAATCTGTTATATTTGCATCGGTCAAAGCAAAATCATATATAGCCTATGGATATCCTGCGTAGATTAGTTCAGTTGTATGCTCCGTTTGTCTGTACTATAACAGCCTATATTCACGGATACAAATTCTTGAATGGTTCATTGACGGACAGCTTCGTATATAATTGTTCAATCAATGCAGGATTTTCTGTGATAATGGTTCTCTATGTTATGGCTACTGCTAAGCGTATGTGTATTTGGTATAAGATGAACTTGGGATGCCTGCTAGGAATATGCGCCTGTTCTTTCATTTATAAATACACACCTATAAGCGAGGTTGTGTACTTCTATGCCGTAACGCTTTTGTCCGGCATAGGAATAATTTTCTTTCTCCTTACTCTTATCACTTACAGACTTTTCAAATCCGTATAGGTACAAACATTAATCAGTACAAGGATTACTTCAAATCCATATTGTTTTATATTGGACAACGAGAATGGTTTGTGGTTCAGATGTGCAATGTACAGAAGTATAATCTCCGTATTCTTATGCAAGCCGAATCTCTCCCTAATATTCCTCAAATGATTGTCAACAGTGTGGCGTGAGATACATAACCTGTCGGCAATTTCTTTCTCAGACAAGCCACTGGCTAATAATTTCACTACTCTTAATTCAGCTTCGCTAAAATATGACGCATTTACGTCATTGACAGGCTTCTTCATATACATTACTTTTGGGGTGTTATTACAAAGGTAACAAATTAGTTAAGAAAAAGGTTTAACTGGAATATAAAATGAATACCATGATTGAAATATACGACCGCATAATGGGTGTCGTGGAAGAAGTTACAGGAATCTCCAAGGATAAGATTCTCACCTCTAACTGTGAAGAATGTGTGGATGCCCGGCACATTCTAGTTTACATACTGGGTAATCGTAGTTTCTCAGATAATAAAATTGCGGAGCTTACTGGTCTTACACGTCCGGGCGTATGTATCATACGTAACAACTTTAAATACAGACGTAAGCGTTATTTCGTGAATTTAAACTATGAGAGAGTTTATGCTAAAGTGTTTGAGAGTAAAGAAAAAGTAAAGGGCTAGTAACTTATTCCTTTCCCAAGAGCGAATGTTTAGCGAACTTTGGACCAATTCCTAATGAGAGGAAGATTTCTAAAAATTATCATTAAAAACTTACTATTATGACAGCGGAAGAATTAATGACCATCGCTAACATGGGTAAAGGAACTGACATGAGTTCTTATGAACATTTTATGATGGCTGAGAAATCAGCTAGACGTCCGTCAGGTGTTGGTATTGCAGGTTTGGCAATTGGTAGTACCGCCCTCCTTGCAGCCGTAGGTGCATGGATTTTCGGTGGTGTTTACGCCAACTCACAGAGCAAGGGCAACCAACGTGCTATTGACATTTTGGCTACTACTGCTTTGGCAGAACGTGCTGAGAGAGTTAATCACCAGAATAACCAAACTCCGAACAATCTGGATATTATCCGTATCATCACTAATGCACAAAGTGGAGCTGGTGCAGGCGCAGGTGCTAACGCAAGTGCTTTGGCTCAAGCAGAAGCTTTGGCTTTGTTATTGAACGGTGGTTCCGGAAGAAACGGACAGGTTAATCCTCAACCCGTAGCATTGTACCAACCGGCTATGCCGTGTTGCTGCAACACTGGATGTGGATGCAATCAGTAAAAAATTCGGGAGTTCTCTAAATAGGGGAACTCCCTTTAACCCGTTTAAAGATGATTTGGAGTAATAATAAAGTGAAGTTGGAAATGCTTAAAGGATTAAGAACAAGTAGTAAGATGTCACTAAAGATGTCCTGTCTGGCTATTGCAAACGGCGACTTGAAAAAGGCTACAGAGATGTATGATTTCTTTGCGAAGGATATGCAGTTGCCAGATACCGACCCAGTGATGCCTACGACTTTCCAACAAATAAAAGAAACTGCTGGAACTATTCTCGGATGGTTCAACGAACATCAGGATGATGTTACAAGAACATTCAACTTTATACAATCCATAAGGAAAGGTGGACCGATTATAAATACCCCGACCACACCTCCGGCGGATATACCTCCATTACCTACTGAATAAAATTTAGAATATTATGCAAGCATTTGAAATGAAATTGTTTATCTACGCTGAAACGGAACAGGAAGTAGAAGAGTGCAGAAAAGCGGTGCACGCATTTATTGAGGAAAATCGTAAGGAAGGACGTGCAGTTACCGCAGGCAAACTTACCACCGCATTAGGACGATGGAAGTCCAATATGTTTGTAAAGGCAGGAATTATTAATTTCTTAAACAGTTAAAGTTATGGCTAAAGAAGGTTGTGATAAAAATTGCGCTACCTGTGATATAGGTAATAGAGCGTATTGCGCAGTACAGCTAGGTTTGAAGAATCAGGAGCTACTTATGAACATGCAGACTATTGTTTCAGGACTGATTCAGGTTTTAACCCCTATCCTAACACCGGGTAGCGCCCCTATACAATCACCGAATTTGGGCGGTGATGTACCTGCCGAGGAAAAACCCAAGGCGGAAGAAGCCCCAAATAAAAAATAAATCTAATTGAATAAGGATTATGATTAACGTAACACCTATTGCAATTTCGGCTACCTCCCAGCAATATGCGGTGAGCATAACCGAGAACCTTTGCCAATGCTATTGTCTGAATGCAACGGTTCAACCACAGGCTGACGTGAAATTTTCCGTAGCCAGCCAGCAAGTTCTTAACGGAATGACGTATCTTACTATTTTGGCTAAAGGTAGTATTACCTACATGCCACGAGGTAACAACCCTAGATGCTGCTGCCGGCCTCTTACAAGAATGTTCACTGAGAGCTTCGATGTTATTTTTGCAACTGCCGAAACAGCCGCACCTACTCTTACAGTAGGAGAAACTCTTGAATCGGCCGCTAATGTGAAATGTAACGGAAACGTACATGGGTATAACTTGCTTACACCTGTGACTATTGCATTTGCTACCGCAGCAGAAGCCGCTTCTGTAGCCGTAGCTAAGAAATAAGAATGATTGACTTAATCTACATAATGCTAATAGCTGTCCTATTTAACCATTTGGGGCTTGCAGAAATCATAACCTTTCATAGTAAAAAGAACGTGATTCTGAATTGTTCTAAGTGTCTTACCTTTTGGACAACACTGGGATACTCCTTGTTCATTATCGAACAGGGGGTTATTCCCAGCCTCTTTTACTCATTCACTCTGGCGTATTTGGCATTATGGGTTGAGCTTCTTCTTAATGTTTTTAATTACTATTACACCAAAAGTTATGGGAAAATATATCAAGCCGAGGACGATAAAACAAGCTCCTCCGAAAGTGATAAACTGCCCTAATTGCGGAAAATAAAAACTAGGACGATTATGACTAAAGATGAATTGATGGACAAATTCTGTTCCGTCTATAATGAGGCTACTACAGCAAATGATGCCGAGGATATCAAAATATCCTTGCTTGCATTTAAAAAGGCTTTCACTGTTCTTGCTGATGTAAATCCGAGAATGGCTAAAGAAGTTCTTGAATGCTATGAGGGTACTCTCAAATACTATAACTTCCTTACTGAGAATGAAGCCGAGGAAATTGTTGCTGCATTCCAGAATCAGGATGGTAGTAAGGGACCCAAATGGCGTGACCCCGATGAACTGTTTGAAAAGGTTGAGGAACACGATGGTAAGATTGAATGCGAACCTTACTATAATAAGTGGGCTTTGTATGTCGCAATGAACAAAGCCGCTTCCGACCAGAACAGTGTCATACTGAAATGGATTGGCGATGATAAGGATAAATACCTTGTCGCTTGCTATGACCTTGCTTTGACTGACTTGAAGGACAAAGACCGTCCCTACTGGATTAGAAAATATTTCCATGTAGAAAGTAAATTCTAAAAATTTATTCTAAACGGGTGTTAGGGTGGTTACTGTGAAGTAGCTGCCCTATTTTATGGCGTTTTGCAAGCTACATTATTTTTTGTATATTCACTCGTAACTAAAAACAAAATGCCATGATAAGTTTAGGAATTATGACTGTCACGCAGCTAAGTTTAAATTTTACCGAAGCACTTGAAGACTTTCCTGTCATAGTGCGCAGAAGAATATGCGATGAAATAGGAATCATTGAAAAACAATTCGCAAAAGAGAAACTGTGTGGAGAGTTACAGATGAAAACTGATAATTTCATATCCCCCGACCAGGCAATCAAGTTTCTTACTAAAGCTGCCGGATGTGAATACACTTATGAGGACGGTTTATCTTTCAAGGATTTCGCTTCCTGTGAAGTTATATTCTACGATATTGATAAAGTTCCTCTGGGTTGTTCGTTCAGTATTCAGGAAACTATTCCGATGAAGAATACCGAGGATGCCTATGTTTTAATCTGTAAACTTATTCCGTATGCTTAAAGAAGGAATGATTGTTACCGTCCACCATGATTGTGGAGTTATTACGGGTCCGTACCGTATCATAGAAGTACAGGGTGACAACCATACGGAACCGTCTTTTTCCGATGCTGTCGAATTGGGTTCTGGTGCTCCGGAATCTAAGCCCCATTATCATTTGCTATGTAGAAAAGTAGGTGAGAAGTACGGTTTCTACCGTCTTATAGGTTATGACGATACACTGCAAGATGTATGGGGTGGTAGCCATTTGGTTATTGAGAATGAAATATCTATTAATTTTATAATACTATTACTACAATGAATGTCGAAGATATAGCAATTTGGATTCTCTATGATTCCTCTCATTATGTGGTGGGTTATGTAGGTGATACTCCCAGACGTTCCGGAGTTTACGCCAATATGCAATATATTCCACTTATAAAGGTTAATGATACGTATTATTACGTGAAATATGTGGATGGAAATGCAGTAGTGGACTACAATAATCCATACGAGTATGAGTAGGGATGAAATTGGGCAACAGCTTGTAAGTCAGTTTACCCGTTTACGAACATACGCAAAATTTCTATGCAAAGACCCCGATTTAGCCGAGGAATTGTTCCAAGACACTTGCTTGAAAATACTGGAGAACTATGATAAATATGAGGACGGTACATTTTTCGGGGCTTGGTCTGCCACGGTAATGAGAAATATCTTCATTAATGATGTAAGGTGGAATAGTCGTTACCATTTCGAGGACCTTACTCCTGTATCTGCCCGTATAGATAATAGTGGCGACCATCTTGTGCATGAGGAAATTCTTGAAACGGTGAGAAAACTCCCACCTTATCTACACGAGCCTATTACCATGTATATAGATGGTTTTTCCTATCAAGAGATATCCGACCAGTTGGCTATTCCTATGGGTACTGTAAAGAGCCGGATATTCTCTGCACGAAAAATATTGGCTTCTGAACTAGGTGAATACGTATAATCTTTATATATTTGTGAAATATAAATATTTTAGTCTATGGGTGCAGGAGTTGATAACAGAGGGCGAATAATGCAATGTATGAGCATTGATGTCGCCAACAGCGTTTCTGATTCAGTAGTTCAGACTACTGATTCTATAGTAAGAGTATATGCCGAAACTGATGTACGGCTTTGGTCGTTGGAAAAATCTGATTCTGAGGCTATGGGTGCAGGAGTTGCGATACCTGCCGGCATGGTTGAGTATTTTGGAGCATTCCAAGGTACTTTTATCAAGGTGGAAGGTACTGCCGAAATTACTAACATAAGAACTGTGTGATGGAAATACGTAATAAAGAATCCTTGTTCATCATACAGGACGGTAAGGAATATGTAGTACGACAGGGAACTGTCGGAGTTGAACGAAAGAGAATCGTTTTCTTCTATGATACTACAAGAACTGCTGCTGTGGGGTACTCACGGGATTTCTGTCTTGACAGTCCGGATTTATTCTCTGTCAGTCGGAATCTTACTGATAAGGATGTTTCCTTGAGAGATGTGAAAAAAGTTGTGGAGAAACATCATAACAGACTTTCTCCCGATGTTTATGCAAACTTGTTGAACGAATTAGAAACTCTTTAATATGCTGGATAGAGGTAAAACTGACTACGAACTAGGAATTAAGGTACATAAGGAACTTATCACTAATGGGGTTGAAACCCCTTTGGAAGTAAGTGAAGCCCTTACTTCCGATGATAAGAAAAAAGTTATTTCGGAATCTGTCAATAATATAATGACTGTATTAGGTCTGGATATGGATGATGATTCACTTTCAGATACTCCGAAAAGAATCGCCCGTATGTATGTGGATGAAATATTTTGGGGACTTGATTACCATAATTTTCCCAAGATAACCACTATACAGAATAAGATGCGGTACAGTAGTATGCTTCTTGAACGGCATATAAAAGTTCATTCCACCTGTGAGCATCATTTCATTCCCATTATGGGTGAGGCTTTTATCGCTTATATTCCGAACAATACCGTTATCGGACTTTCCAAAATTAACCGTATTGTAGAATTTTTCTGTCGTAGACCACAAGTTCAGGAAAGACTTTGCGAACAAATTTATTATGCTTTGAGTTATATACTTGATACGGATAACGTAGCCGTTCTCATAAAAGCGGAGCACACTTGTGTGAAGTTGAGAGGAATCGAGGATATAAATTCTGATACTGTTACCTGTCGTTTGGGAGGAGATTTCTATGAAGGCGAACTGAAACAGGAATTTTACCAAATGATAGCGATTGGATAATTATTAGGTTTAGGTTAATGATTGAAGTAGAACTTCTGACGTTGTTACTCCCCAGCAATCCGGCTGGGGATTTTTGTTTTGAATACAGTGACGAGGGTACACTGGGAACACACTCTGTAATTATCAAAGGTGTGCAAGAGGGTTCCGACTGGTATTTGTCCGTCCGTAGTGAAATTCCGGGTAGACTGTTATGGGGAGTAAACAGGCACAAGTTTACAGGAAACTCCTATAATGCACTGGTTGAGGGCATAAACATAGTCATTCTTGATTTGGTTAAGGCTGGTTTGCCGGAATACCATGTAATGCTTCTTAAAGGTTGCAAGCGTTTTGTAAAATCAAAATAATTTTGTATATTCAAGTAAACCAATTAATACAAATATGGCACATTCAATAGCTGATTTTCTACGCCCATTAGAAAGGGGTTTGAGAGGAAGCGCTATGTGGCTTCCTGCTGGTGAAACAGTGCTTCCTGCCGGAGTAGCCGTAAACGCATATAGAAATGACACATATTTCTTTTTTGAGGTTTCCAAACCTGTGCACGTAAGAAACTCTCCAAGTTCAACTCCTGTGTATATTGAGCCGGGAACATTGTTTTGCCCGAAATTTGATGTTACACAGTATGGTTACAGAAAGTTCTTGCTTTCCGAATGTCGGCTGCTTACAGCAGATGAGTATAAACAATATAGACGTTTACCATTAGTATGAGTGAAGATAAAGAACACATAACAACTATAAATCCCACCGTTTTCGGAGTGGGTGCTTTTTATGATGTCACTAAAAGTTTCATAGTAAACCAAGGAACATACATAGTGGCTCAATTGGGTTCAAGCAAATATATGTTTGAACTGGCTGACCCTGTTGATGTAAGTAAATCCGGAGCAAAGATGATGTTCGTCTACTATGGGAGTGCAATAGCGATGCCGGATGAAACCGACCCTCTGGAGATTGTTGAAATTCCTAGTTTCCCTGTGGATAAGTGCAGGTTTCCGACTAAGGAAGAATTGGAAATATATAAAAGCGCCCCTACATTATGATTACTGAGTTACTCATAGGAATAATAGCCCTTTTGCTGCTGACAGATTTGCTTATTGTCATATTCTTATGTAAGTACGTGAAGTTGAAAAAGCAAAAGGAAAATGAATACTATACGGACTATCTACATAATAATTTAGTCCTAAGAGTTTTCAAGGCTGAATTTGAATTTCAGGCTGTATCTCCCCTAAGAGTAACCAAGATACTTGACAGGGGGAATCTCAATATGTATTATTTATGGATATTATTTGAAAGATGAATATAAACGAAATTGCCGAGCACGCTTACAAACGTGCACTTGAACGTGGGAAAATTACCGAGGTGTCTGCTCCTATGAAACGGTATGCAGAGTGTACAAATAGTCTTAAAGATGAATTTTGTGAACTCCTTAAAGCTAATGAGGATGTTTCTTCCGAACATATTTCGGAGTATTCCGAAGTTCAGGAAGAACTGGTTGATATACTTATTGTATGCCTTACGGAGTTACACCGTAGAAATGACAATGTAGAAAGAATAATAATGCGTAAATTAGATTATAATGACAAAAGGATTGATTGAAAAACCATCAGACGCTTCATCAAAGTTGGTGCAAAAGGCACTGTCTGACCAGCGTTCTGTAATTGAAACGTATTTGTTTGAATACTGTGAGAAAAATAACATACCGGAATCCGAACTGAAAGGACGGTTGGGTATCGTGCTTTGTGTTGAAGAGCATTATATAGGGGTTGTGAACTGTACTGAACCGGATAAAATACTTGTAGGGGCAAAAATAGAAAGCGTCCTTGGAGGATTCCATGTGTCCGTATTCGGTTCCGAAAACCTTGAGAAAGATTATCCTAAAACTCACTTTACTATAAAATACTTTACTGTATGATGGAAAGAGCTTTGACCGCAAATTATGTTACTGACTGGGCTGTTCTGGAAGAAGATTCAGTACAGTATGACAAGGAAACAATTCCTTATGTATATAAGGCTATATTGCATATACAATCGGAAAAGGGTTCCAAATATGAACCATCTGCCGGCGAAATAAACAGAGTGGTATCTTATATGAGAGCGTCACAATGAAAGGTTATTGCACAATTAATTCGGACGCTTCTGTTAATATTATTACTGGAGAAGCCGGTTATGCACTCTGGATTAATTGTGATTTAGTCACTGCAAAAATATGGGCGCCGTTCAAGAATCCTACTTGGGATTCCAATATTGCCGAGATATGGTCTGTAATGAACGGGATACACTGGGTGATAAAAAACAAAATCCCCGTTGAGATTCTTGTTATCAATGTAGATAACAAATGTTGCAGGGATATAGTAAACAGGAAAAACCATATATATAAGAATGAGGCGATTGAAAAATTGCGCATTGAAATGCAGACTATTCTTGATAGGAACTTTCCGTCTTACTATGCTAAAAACATACGGGGGCACATGGATATAAAACATCCGAGGTATGTTGTTAACAGGTGGTGTGATGAATATGCCCGTAAGGCTAGAATACTGAAAATCTGTGGGAAATCTGTCAATAATAAGACTCCTTAGGTTGGTTTATTTGAATTAATATTGTATATTTGCTCCATGTTTAAACAGTAAATATTATGGCTAATATCAATAGAGAAACCGTAGAACGTATGAGAGCACTTCTTGCATCATGGACAGTGTTCTACCAGCAAGCCCATGTATTCCACTGGAATATTGTCGGACCGAGTTTTAATGAGCTGCATAAATTGTTAGAAGAGTTGTATCTTGAAGCCGTGTCAAATTCTGATAGTGTTGCGGAACGAATCAGACAGTTAGGGTATCCTATTCACCTTACATTGCCCGAAGCCGCTTCACTTTCAGAAGTTGAAGGCTTTCAAGATGCCACTGAACCACGTGCCATGATTGAGGCTACTCTGATAAGCCTTATACAACTTACAAACTTGCAGAACGAAATTTATTCCTCTGCAAATGAACAGAATGATTATGTCACTGCGGATTTAATGACACAGCTAAGTAAGTGGAATGAGTTGAAAAGCTGGTTCCTTACCGCATGGACTCAAGATAAAATATAGATAGTCTTTTAGTCGGTGTTTATAAGTAGCTTTATTTACATTTGCCTTTCCCAAAGCGTTGGGAAGATTAGTTTATTTAGTTTATACACAGAAAGGAGTTGCTTGTGAAAGTGGCTCCTTTCATTTTATTCTAAAACGTTTGATTATGTATCTCGAAGCAACTTGCATAGATTTAACCTCGGAGAAAATAGAGAACATACTCCGTAACAGTAAACCGATAAACTATAAATGGCTTATCGGTAGAATACGAAAACAGATTCCATCCTTATATGAGAAACTATGTTTGGATTACTATAATCCTTACCAAAATAATTGCCGGGTAACTAAGGATTATTATATATTAGTTCATTCGGCCATTGAATTTTTCATCAGAAAAAATTAAGATTATGAAAGCAATTATTGAAAAGAAAATTGAGTATTGTCCTAATCGTTTAAGTAAAGAAACTCTCAGTGATGATGTTTCAGAGTTTAAAACTATCACCACTACTGTTTACTTTCTCGGCATCAAGATATACCGAGTAATAAAATTACTATCATGGAATTAAATGTACTTCAATTTTTGTGTGACGGATGTTTTTACTGTGTATGCAGGGATATCTGTCTAATATCAGAGAGTAAAAACAGCTTCAATGATGCGTTGGAACGCATAAAAGAAATGCTTAGTATTTATCTGTCGGATAAAAATTACTTCCGCCTTCAAAAAATGGGATGGAAAGTTAAGGGTAATTCGGTTATTCCTATTAATTTTGCAGAGGATGAACTTGTAAAATATGCGAGGGATTTCTTAGAAACTGAAATAACCAATTATCAAATTATTAGAATACAACTTTCGCAATCCAGAAAAATGAATAAAAACCTTACTCAACCATAAATTTGTATTTAAAAGACTTGAATTGATTAGCCCGTTTTGTGCGTGAAAATAAAAATTTCCGCATAAACGGGTTTTTATTTTGGCTGTCAGGTAATTAAGTACCAATAATAAGGAGTAATTATAATAGGATAGATTATCCAACCAAGAGAATAAGGGGTAAAAATGTGGTTTTATATGTAACTACACGGGAGAAAATGCGCGGAATCTCCGGAAACCCATTCGCGGGCTAATGTTTTAATATATATAATACTAATAATAACAATAGACATACTCCTTATAAGTACCTTAGACATTATTCAACCATAGCTATATCTAAGCGGGAAAGGTAAAAGACAGCTTTTTGCTGCATAATTAGCGGCAGCAGGGTAGAAAATCGCTGTAATTTGGCTAATTGGCGTGTTATTTTACGTATATAGATAATAAGATTATCCATGTTATACCGGAATTTCCTAGGAAACTACTTATTTTATACAGGAATATTGTCCATATAGGTGTTTTTATTACTCCAGCATAGGGAAAAACGAGGCTTACCTTGACAGAAGTAACTAGATTATTCTAATTACGGGTGTTTTTATATAGAATTAGGGTGTTTTATTTAATTAGATAGCTAATTTATTTAATTACGTGGCTAATTTTTATTTCAGGCACTTATTTACCTAATTAGAATCTAATTTTCCAACTGCGCGGATAAATTAATTGGCTGTTTTATTATATACTATATATAGTATTATAGACTTTCCTTATAGAATTACAGAATAAATTTATCCGGCGATTTGTTTTCTTATTATATGGCAGTTATTTTTCAGAAAAGAACAGTTACTTTTATCACGGATAGAACATTTATAGGTGTTTCTTTTATTATAATAACAGCAACAGAACGGGAGTTACTTTGAAAGCGGTGTGTGCGGATGGATATTTGGATGGAAGTAACCAAGCGTGTGTGGCATTTCATCTATGGTAGCTCGAATAGACAGCCCCCACCCTTAAATGACTTCGGGCACAGGAAATGGGTCGGGTGGTTGACGTAGGTTAGACAGTAGATTTTGGAACCTGTATTTTTTACTTTGATAAAAATAAAAGTAACTGTGTGGCGTGTGGATGATGTATGGATTGTGTGTGGAACGGTGTGAGTGGTGTGGCTTGTGTGAAAATTGTGGGTTTGTGTGGCATTTGCATATTTGAAAATAAATACTTCGTGTGTGAACGGGTACGTGTGCGGCGTTTTGACGGGTGTGAAATATTTCGTATATTCATTTTGATAAAAAGAACTAAACCGATACGTGTTCCCAAAAACGGTAAACAGGTGAAGGATGCCATGAGCGTTCTGGCAATATATGATATATAATATAAATATTAAATTGAAAAATGTTATAATCATTATTGTCCGGATGGGGGAACGGTAGAGGAAAAAACCAATTAAATTTTTAACTCATGTCTAGAAATTATACGTATAGCTATTACGACCCGTTTGAATATCCCAATGAAATTGATGCGATGGGTTCGGTGGGAGAAGTATATGCCAGGTCCGTAGCGGACGCATTCCTTGAGGCTCTTGACATTGTTCCTGTCGAGTGTTGGGAAACGTTACAAGTAGAGGGAATCACCCTGTATTCCATACTGGGTAGTGATGAATCTTTTTTTAAGCCCAGGTTCAGACAAAAAATCTTTAGTCTATTTCTACTTAGACAATTGCATCTTGTTTCGGATGAATGCTATAAAGTGATAAGAAATCTATGAGTACCTATACAGCAACCTGTAATCAGTGTACAGTATGATGGTTAACAAATTTTAATATAGTTACTTTGAAAAAAGTATCTTATTATTTTGTTATTTCTAATAAAGTAACTACTTTTGTATATCGAAATAATAAACATAGTAGTCACCACTAAAAGACAATAGAAAATGGAAAAGAAATTTAATGCAAGATTAGGACGTATGGTAACTTACAACTCTTATCCTTATAAGAAATTTGTAATTGAGAAAATTAATTCCGATGGAACACTTAATATGGCAATAGGTGATTGGAAAGTGTTGAATGTTACAGTTGATAAAGTTTGCAGATAAGCACTGTTTTAAATGAACCAATAGATTACAATTATGAAAACGAAAGCACTGACAGTGGACGACTTGATATTTGAAATCCATAAGGCAAGCCCTACAAATTCCGTTCGCACACTCCGGACACTGAATGAGGAAACACTTCTGAAAATCTACCAGTGGGCATGTACGCCCGACCATTCGGTAAAGATTGTCCGTGACGAGAGAATGTATGACAATAAGGGGAATGTGGTTCCCGATGAAATCGAGGACGAGGAACCGGATGTTCTTGAACCGTATGACATGGAATATCTGAAAGCCAAGTCCGAGAGCGGTTTCAAGCTGTCACGTACCGAGGAACATTTCATGGTGTGTGTCAGGAAGCTGGAAGACGAGTTGAAACGTCAGAAGGTGAAGTTCGAGTGGTATGGAAGATGGCAGTGCTTCCGCATATACAGGTACGTTTCCGATTCGGAATTTCCCACTTACCGTTACGTAGGGTATGACGTTGACAACAAGGATTTCTTCTATGGTACGGAAGACGAGGACATCGAATACGGACGTGACGTTAAGGTTGTGGTGGAAGCCGCATACAAATGGCAGACATCGGAAATGGTGTTGAAACAGAAAAGAGTAAAAACCAATAAAAAGACAAGAAAATGAGAAAGGATATTCATTGCACGATAGGCGGTGTGGAGCTGCTACGTGAAGAGGTGGAGATGATGTATTCCCAGAAACTGTACATCGTGGCGTACACGGGAGTATATCAGATATTGTTCAGTCAGGCACAGGACCGCTATCACGGTCAGAGGGTTTATTCCGAAAGAGGTCTGTCACGTAAGGGAAGGTTCTACACAATGACAGCCCCTCAGGTGAATGAACTTATAGGAAAGGATTTGTTGGACGAAAACGTTTATTGATTATGGATGCTTCATTGTATGCAGTATTGTTCGGGGCGGTGGGCGAAGCCCCCACTCCGTATCCTTTGCACAAAATCCAGCAGGTGGCTGATGATTTCGAGAGTATCTTCGGGGTGAAGTTCTCCAAGTTCCATGATAAGATGCTGACCGTGGTTTTCAGAGTGGTGGTAATAGACATATTCGCTTTTGATGATTGGCTGCACGAAAAGTACGGGAAGTACGAGGACGAAGGCAAGTCCATGCGTGATATCGTTACGGAACATTACGGTGAGAAAGGTGCAAAAATGATTTTAAACTTAATCGGATAATTATTATGAATACAGTTTGTGATTTTATAAGTGGAAGATTCGGGAACAAGGTTCTCATTTCTCCTATAAGAAAATGGTGGGTGAGATTTTGGTATGCAGTATTGTTCATTATAGGTGCTATCCTGTTGGGATTGTTCCTGCAATTAATGACCGCCTTGAGCGATTTTGTAAATCATGTGGTATGGGGATAGGTACGTACACGTTTGAAGTGGATGGAGAGATGATTACGTTTTTCCGTTCACCCAACGGAAGCTATTCGGGAAAATTCAACAGGACGGTGAAACTGGCTAAAATGTTTACCGGACTTGACCTTATGATGAAACGGTACGCTGACAAGGGAGGATTTACAACATTGAACGCCCGGCTGGCGTGTGCGTGCCGGCTTATGCTCCATACGGGCATCCGTGTAGGGAACGAATCTTCGGCGGAAGGCTATATGACTACCGTAAGCCCCTATGACAAGACACGTAAACCGGAGTTCGTGCAGACGTATGGTCTTACCACATTGCTGCCGGAACACGTTATGAGAAAGAAGGGCGGTGTCTATATGAACTTCTTGGGCAAACGTTCCGTAAGAAACACTTTTGTTGTGACGGGCGACCTTGCCGACCATGTTGAGAAAATCAAACTTACCGCCCAGCCTCCGGAAACGCTGTTCGAGATAACCGCCCATGAATTTACCAAGTTTATAAAGCGTCATGTGGGTTCTAAGTTCACCCCCAAGGACCTGCGTACTCTAAGAGCCAACATCGAGGCATGGAAATCATTCAGTCTGCACAAGGATGAACTGGTAAAGGTAAAAACCAAATCGGCATTCAATGCTTTGGTAAAACAAGTGTGCATAGATGTTTCGGAGAAACTGAACAATACGGCATCGGTATGCAAGACCAGTTATATAGACCCGTATCTTTGGGATTATATGTACGATATCGCTTTTCCGGAAAAATAAAATTATTCAATATGGAAAAATATTATATTCGAGCTGACGAGAATAACTTTTGGTTTTTGCTTGTTTCCGACAAGGTAGAAAGTTATATGTATAAGTTTACAGTAACCGATAACGAGCCGCCCAAAATGTACCGTTATATTGGTAGTGCTCCGATTGATATACGGCGCTTCCATGAATTGAACGATATAAACCAGTTTTCCGAGTTACTTCTACCTGTATATCAGTTAGTGCACCTGTTTAATGATTCCTTATCGGTTAACAAATTTTAATATAGTTACTTTGAAAAAAGTATCTTATTATTTTGTTATTTCTAATAAAGTAACTATATTTGCATAGTGAAATAAAACAAACGGTCTATGAAGAAAGTTAGAATTAGCATCAGCATGGTTGACAGGAATACCATGTGCAAGGAAAGTGAAATGAACACCAGCGCAAAGAATGAAACCGCTTTCATAAACAAGTGGAGCAAAAAACTCGGTGTGTCTAAAGCCGCCTTTGAACAAGCCTATTATGTTGATGGGTTTGAAACTGACGGAATAACATCTGAGGAACGCAAGATGCTCACTGATTTATTGAAACGAAAAAAGTTCGGAGCCGTTACCTTTTGCGAGGCAAGACACATTAACTGGCAATCATTCGTTAAACTTTATGGTAGGGATAACTGATTCCCTACTTACAATTTACCAGATGGGAATACAAGAAACCGTAGATTTGATTTTCATAGGATTCTGCAAGCCCCAGTTTTATAAACGTTCCGTATGGAACAAGGCTGTAAGGATATTGGAGTTCCTATGTGACAACACCGATGGAGCCGTTTTCAGACATGATTTCGGCAATGGCAAACAGAAGTACGACAGTATCGTACCGAGAACAACAGAACAGGTTACAAAGTGGGCGTACCTGTATAAGAATAACGCTCCGGCAATAGTCAAAAAAGTATCAAACATTTAATCTCACAAAATTATGGAAGCAAAAAAATTCATCAGCACAGTAAAAGGATTCAGAACAAGATTCGGTAAAACTCCCAATGTGGAACTTGAAAGAAAACAGGTTGAAGGCATCGTTGAAAAAATGGGCGGTAAGATTGAAGTGTTCCAACTTCTTAAAGCCGAGAATCCCGAACTACTCGATTACGTCAAGGGTGTTCTTGGTATCGTTAAAGTGAAACCGGCGGAAGAATCTAAACCGGCTGCTCCTGTGGTGGAAGAAAAACCCGTTGAGAAGAAAACCAAGGCTAAAAAATCGGAGGTTCTTGAAGTGGCTCCGTCTGTCAATGGTAAACTATATGAAATTGACACAATCAAGAAAACCTGCCATAAGGTCATAGGTGACTTCTCCCAGTTGGCTGATATTGTCGATACGGATGAAATGAGCCTGACAACTTATCAGCGTTATCTGAAAGACCGTTATTTCGGTGAGGATGTGACAATCAAGAAAGGCAAACTTCATTTCCGTGGATACCGTATCTCATGTACCAAGGAAAACGGGTTCATGGTTGAGGACACAACCAAAAAATATAAAGTGGTAGACACACCATTCGAGGGCATCCCTACTCCGGCTGAATTGGGAGATTTTTTTGAAGTTGCACGAGTTGAACACACACCGGAAGAACTGACTGCTGCCATCGAGCGTGGTAAGGAAGCAAAGAAATCCAAGAAGAAAATTGAAGAGGAAACAGTGGTTGAGGAAGAGGAACCGGACTTCGATATCCTGCGTAAGAAAGTTCTTAGTAAAATCACGTGGATACGTAATGGCAAGCTGGCTGACTTTGACCCTATGTTATTCGCGGACATGATTCCCTTTAAACGCTGGCAGAAAAACGTGAAAGCTCTTTTGGACGACCTTTCAAATCGTAAGATACGCTATAAGTCATTCCTTAAGAAACTGGAGGAACTTACCCGTGAGGAAACATTTGAACTTCCTAGTAAGGAACCAAAGTATAAGTTTGTGGGCACTTTGCTTCCGGAGTTTCATAATGTTGACCGGATTGACGGTGATAAGATAATCGTTGACGGTAAGCCTGTTCCGGCTGTTCCTTTCTTGGTTGACTACCTGTTACACTATTGTCCGGAAGCAATGTACCAGCTTATGAAATTTGTCAAGGGTGAAATAACCGCTACCCAGTTGTTGAAGAATCCTATTGACGTGGATAAGAAAGTCGAGTTCAACAAGAAACTTATTGTAAACACTGTGGAGAATGTGAACATAATAAACTGCCTGTTCTCAGCCGTGGATATATATGCTCCGCAGGATATCCTTTGGGAAGGTGTTGAAGTGGGTGATAAGATTCTTATCTTGCTTGACAAGTGGTCTAAGAAAGAGATTACCAACATTGACGAAGAAGGTATATTCTTCGGACGTGAGGTGTTATTGAAAAGTGATAAATGGATAAAACTCGAAGATTAAACAATGAGGGGATTCCCACAGTAGACCTGTCGGGTAATCCCCTGTTCAAAGAGTTCCTAGTAGACATGGCGGTTCTGCCTAAACATGAGTTCATGCGAAGACACAGAATGAGCACTGATTCCTATTGGGAACTTTTCTTCCAATTTGATTTGGACGAGCTTGAGGAGGTTGTCAGAAAATCCTTGTGCTCTTTGTTCACGGAAAAAGGATGTATAAGATTGGATTTGTTCCGTTCCGTGTATATGTTCTATTCTGACAGATTAATAACATTCAATTTAATAAAGTTAGGTTATGAGAAAGATTTTTGCTGTTGCTGCCCTACTAATATTAACGGGCAGTATGTTTGCCCAAACTAAGTGGGCTGCCGAGGACATGGGCAAACTCATGTACGCTCCTATGGATTCCGTCCGTATGTGTCTTGAGGGTGCTTACCATGAGGTGAACGAGTTTAAGGATGATGTGTATTACATCTATTCACGTAGGGATAAGAAAAATGTTCCAGTGATTTTCAGATGTGGAGAAGGACGCGATTCCATTACCCGTGTATGGTCTGTGGAATTTCCATCTCCTGTAAAGAGCAAAGGTTATAAGACCGCTAATCTACGTGAGGCATTTTGGTTTGAATATTGGAAACAAGAATTAAAGAAATAATACTATGGCACTGAATAACTATACTACAGGAAATCGCCCCGTCAAAGGTAAGGAACTTACAGTCGAGGAAGCAAAGAAACTATTTGCAAATTTCAAAGTAAGCAGTTTAAAGAAAAAGTAATGATTGCACTTACTGTTATATTAGTAATCTTGGCAGCTACCCGTAAGAAACCTTTCTGGAGGTTTATCTTCTGGATGCTTGCTATTTTATCCATTGTATTATGATTGAACTGAGAAGTTTTAATGTTGAACGTATATGGCAGGAAACTGTCATTTGTACCATAGGTAATGAAATTGGTGTTCATAGAAAAGAGTTGGATAAACATACTCCTGCCATACGGGATATGGTTTCCCAAATTGAAACCGACAAGGACAGGAATGTTCCACTTATGTTCTGTAATCACCGTAAGGATGGAGAATTATGGACACCATATCTACAGATAGTCGAGATGTTAATCCGTCTTGGTAAAGCAATCGGTTGTGTGTCGTGGGAAGGTAACTTAAATTCAGAAACAATAATTCATATAGATTATGCCAAAGAAAAAAGTAACTGAGGAACATCTTGAGGAGGTTCAGCTTGAGCAAGTGAAACTTGCCTTGCGCAATAAAATCAATAAGGAGTACGGAAGTGTTCCAGCATTTCTGGAAACCGATTTCGGTAAAAGTCTTGGTGGTATGAAAATACGCCCCTATCTATACGGTACGGGTTCCGTAAATTATACCGTAATCGCTAAACTTTGTACTCATTTTGGTATTGGTAATTTAACCCGTAAAGTAAAAGTAATACGTAAAACGTACTACTATATTAGTAAACCTTAAAAACGGTCTGTAATCGTTTAAAAACACTGTGTTTATTTCCCCTTAATTTGTAATACTCACTATATTAAAGTAGTGAGTATTATTTTTTATGCCTATATTTGTAGTTGTAGAAGTCGTAATAAAAATTTTTGTAACTTATGAAAAAGGAAAAGACAATCAAAACTTATCAGCGCAAAACTAAGTCGGGTAAGATTACTACTGTGAAATCTCACACGGCTAAGTACGATGCTGCTGCGGAAGTGGCTAAAAAGGCTGCACGTAAGAAAGGGGCTGGTGGCGAACTCAAGACTAGACTTACCAAGATGCCCGACCCGAAACTTGAACTTCAAAATTATCTGGATGAATTGAAGAAGAGCCGTTCCGGAGCTTCCTCCGACACTACCAAGACTAAGAAACCTGCTCCGAAAAAGAAATTGAAGAAACCCGTTGGTGGAGGAATAACCGGACTTGAACCCAAGGAATCTAAAAAGGCTCCTGCCAAGAAACAAAAGAAGACCGCTCCAAAATCTTCCGGGTTATCATCTACTGAATTTAAGGCATGGTATCACGACCCCAAATCCAAAGAAGGGAAAGCTGCTGCCAAAAAGTTGAAGGAACAGGTAGGCGCTGAAAAATACAAGGAGCTTAACAAGAAAGCCAATGACAGCTATTCTTCCCGTGGGCATATTTCACTATTTAAAAGTATCGGTTCTGACAGTACCTCTAAGACCGCTCCTAAGAAAACTTTGAAAAAGCCGGTAGGAGGTGGTATAACAGGATTGGAACCTAAGAAGAAATCTACATCAAGTAAGGCTACTGCAAAAGAAAAAAAGTCTTCTTGGACAAAGACTTCTGATACACCTTTGCGTAAGAAAGGTGATATGGCTGTTGGTTCAATGAACGTAGGTAAACGCTCTATTGATTTAGAGGTTAGACCAACGGATAAAGGCTATGAAGTTTCTATGTATGATAGAAAGGGCAATATTGGTCATTTGGCGAATATCCATATTAAGACACTTTCTGATTTATCTAAACATGTAAAGAGTGAGGTAGACCCTAAAAGAAAACTAACATCTAAGAAATTGAAATCTCAGGAGGTTTAATAGGGTTTAGCATTAGGTGTTATTAAACAATTCTGTTATCTTTGCAGGTGAGCATCAGTAAAATGGTGTTCACCTATTTTTGTACCCAATCGGAATGAAATGCAGATTGTATCTTCTAATATAATGACAGCAGACTATGATAGGAAGTCGCGGACACTTACAATGGTATTTGTAAACCGTCCGAGATGGGAATACCAATATTATAATGTTCCTCTTCCTATATGGACTAGATTTGTAAAGTCTGAAAGCAAGGGAGAATATTTTTCCGCAGTAATAAGAGATGTATATCGTTACAGAAGAATTATAAAGTAGAACTAAAAATCGAATCATTATGGCAACAGTAACAAGAGTATTTGAGTTTGACAGTGCACATCGGGTTATGAACGAGAAGGTGAAATGTTTCAATCTTCACGGACACCGTTTTAAAGTGGAAGCCACTTTTTCCTATATGGACGTAAAGGAAATAGGCTATGCCATAGATTTCAAGGAATTGAAGCGTGTATGCGGTGATTTCATTGACGAGTTTTTAGACCATGCCTGTATTCTTAATCCTATGGATACGGAACTTCTTAAATTGTGCCGTTCCAATAATTGGAAAGTGTATGAAATGGGGCTTGGTATCAAAACGGACATAAACCCGTCTGCCGAAAATATAGCTGGAGAACTGTTTACTGTATTCCGGAAGTTCTTCACTCCCTCGGAACATGGTATTCAGATTGAAAAGATACGCCTTTATGAAACTCCCAATTGTTGGGTGGAGAGTGACAGCTTCATACCCTATTCTAAAGAGTGTAACGTTTTTCTCCAAACATGGCGGAATATGAAAGGTAATATGTCTTATGATATAAGAGAGGAATAATATGCCTGTACGCAGTAAGAAGAAAAAAGAACTAAAGGAACAGGGATACGTGTTCGAGGCTACTGGTAAGAGCGTTTCCGAAATACATACCGAGGAACTGGTAGGTAAAACCGTGGAGTTTGATGCCCACGATGTAACCGCCAAGATTATGGAGTTCGGCAAAGTCCTTACTGGTATTTCCCTGTACTCCTATCAGGAAGATATAGCATACGGAATCATATACTCCGTGATAACTTTTTCGGGTGACGTAAAGACAGTGCTTCTTTCCCGTCAGTCGGGTAAATCCGAGGTTATGGCTTTTGTCATTGATACGTTATGTGTTATTCTTCCGGCACTGGCTTCAATCATTCCCGACTTGGAACAGTTCAAAACCGGATTCCGTGTAGGGCTTTTCGCTCCGCAATCCGACCAGGTTGTCACTACCTATTCACGTTCACTGACCCGACTGAGGTCTGCAAATGCGGATATGGTTCTTACAGACCCCGATATTGACGTATGGCTTGAAAGTGTGGCACGCCTTGAATTGTCAAACGGTTCTTTCCTTGCCGGACAGGTTGCCAGTAAGCAATCCAAGATTGAATCAAAGACGTATGATTTGGTTATTGTTGAGGAAGCCCAAGATGTTGACGACCTTATAGTCAGCAAATCTATTGAGCCTATGCTTTCGTCAACCGCAGGTACTCTTATAAAAGTGGGTACAACAGGTATGACAAAGAACCATTTCTATTATGAAATAAAACATAACCGTGAACTGGATAGAAAAGCCCTTGACCCACGCATCCGGCATCATTACGAATATGACTACAAGAAAATTATCATCAGCAGACGTGAACAGTATGAAAAGGACGGAAAGCGGTTCCATCTGAATTATGAAGCCGATATTTACCGTAAGCGTGAACGTTGGGGTGAGGAATCACAGGCGTTCAAACTTGCGTATGCCCTTATTTGGGATATCGAAAGCGGTATGCTTCTTACCGATAAGGAATTTAATGGAATCATAAACCGCAAACTGGGATTTCAGGCCCCCAATGTTACTGACTTTATTGTGGCTGGTTTGGATATCGGTAAATCTCCTGCTGAAACCGTGCTTACCATAGGAAAGTCATGGAAAGACTGGGATGAACCGTTTAAGAATCCATATAAGCAGATATTATGCTGGGCGTGTCTTGGTGGTGCTGATTATGAGGAGCAGCATCATATAATTCTTGATTATATAGCTGAGTTTAATATATCTAAGATATTCGCGGATTATACTGGTGTGGGAAAACCAGTTGTTGACCGACTTATGTATGCTTGTGGTGAATACGTGGATATAACTCCATATACGTTCACTGCACAGAGCAAATCAGACATGTGGTATAACTTCATCTCTGACATTAAGACACGCAGGCTTATAGTTCCTGCTAACAAGGTGGTGAGAGGAACTTCCGAGTATTCCAAATTTGAGGAACAGATGAAAAATTGCCAGAAATATTTCAACGGTTCCTTTATGGTGTGTGAGAAAACGGAAGGTTACTTTGACGATATGGTGGACAGTGCGGCACTTATGTGTCTTGCTGCAAATGAGGAAGAAGTGGTTAAGGAGGAAATGGAAGTGTCCGATAATCCTCTATATGGTGGAATAACTGAAATAATTAACGCAATAAAAAGACATTCGTACTAATGGGAATAAATGTAGGAGGTATGGACCCTACTGGTGGTAGCTACAGTGGTTATCCGGGTTCAAAGTATTGGAATGTGGACAGTCGTCCACTTAGTGAGGCAACCAATGTCTTACGTAGTTTTGTATTGCAGAACATAGTGCAGGATAATAAATGGGAACTTGACAGAATCACCAAATATTATCTGTACTGGAAGTTCTATGACGGAATGCACTATAAGGACTTCAATGACGGTATGCTTTCCTTTAATTATATAAAGGCGTTCATTGATAAGGTCAATATGTTTTTGCTGGGTAATGAGGCTTTCACTTTCCATGTGAAGAGTTTCTATTCCGACCAGATTGACCGTGAACTGGAGAAAATTGCCGAAGAACTTATGATGTACCACTGGGGTAAGTCGAACAAGTTGCAGTTGTCCTATGAGATGTTGCAGATGGGTGGTATAACAGGTGACTGCTGGCTTATGGCTGAATGGATGCCGGAGATTCAGGATAGATATGTGAAAGTATCTGTGCTTGACAGCCGGCAATGTTTTGTGGAATTTGATAACGGAGATTATAATAAGGTGAAATCTTTCTTGGTGCGCCAGCCTTTACAATCCGGACCCGACCAGCCTTATAAGTTGTACGTTATTAAAATGAGTGCGGAAACCGTTGAAACTTGGTATCAGGTAGATGTTAACCTTGAAGAAAGTAACGTAGCCAAGTATAATCATACCGAGGTTCCGAATAAATACGGGTTCATTCCAGTAGTGCATATAAAGAACAAGCCAAACTCTTCCGGCTATTATGGAAAATCTGATGCCAATGATATCCTCAAGATAAACAAGATTTATAATGAGGTGATGCAGCAGTTGAAAGCCGTGATTGATTACCATGTTACTCCGACCACAGTAATTACAGGTGCTTCTGCCAAGTCATTGAAAAAAGGTTTGGGGCAGATATGGTCTGGACTTCCTGCCGAGGCTAACGTATTCAACTTGGGCTTGGATGTTGATTTGTCGGCTGCTGTTAATTTCGCCAAAGACTTGAAAACCGCAATGCACGAATTATCCGATGTTCCGGAAAATGCACTTGGAAAGATTCAGGCTATCAGTAATACTTCCGCAGCAGCATTGCAGATTACTTATCATCCGCTTATACAACAGGCTAACATAAAGGCAATGACCTATGGTGAAGGTATCTCACAAATGAATACCATAATTTTCCGTATTCTTGAGATAGAGGACCCAAACAATAAACGATTAAGACGTATCAAGAAGTTAAGCTCGAACTTCCTCTCTGAGATGATAGTTGAACCTGTGTTTGCTTTCGGTTTCCCCAAAGACAAAATGGATGAATTGCAACGTGCACAAATGGAGTTACAGATGAAACTTGGTTCACGTAGGGAAATCATGGAGCGTATGGGAAAACAAAATATACCGGACTTGCTTAATGAAATCGACGATGATACTGTAACACAAGCAGTATTGCAGGCACGTATAGCCGCACTGACTTCCGGAGGTGATATAGAAGTTTCTGATACGGGTAATGAGGAAGAAACCGATGAAACCCCCAATGAATTTAGTGAGGAACAGGGTAGTGAAGAGTTCTAGGAAGTAATTTTGCAGGTTTTATTTTGTCAATTTAGAAATAATTCCTACTTTTGAACGCTATCAGTAATAAAATAACAAATTGTTTCATTTTAAAAATCAAATGTTATGGCAGGATTGCAGACATTAGACCCTAAAAATCCCGAAGCATTGCATGATATCGGGCAAAATAAGGGTATGCAGGTTGGCGAAAAATTCGTCAATCCGGGTACGCCTAGCGCACCACTGGTTAGTAGAGAACAAATGACGCAAGCCACAGTAAAGGGCAACGGCAATAATGTTCTGAAAGACAACCTTATTAAGTAGTAGAAATCTAATTGTTACTTTTAATCGTAGAAAAAATGAACGAAGACGAAAGAAGAAACGCAAGTATCCCAGAAAGTATTACAATTAATGGTATTACTTATGTAGTGAGAGATACCCCCGAATTGCAGAAATTCATACAGGCTGTATCCAAGGTTGAGAAAAACAAGTTGTACTCCCAGTTTGATTCCATCAAGAACCAACTGGAAGATTTACGTAAGATACAGGTGGTTCCGGATTCACCGAATGGTGGTTCTAGTGCCAACATTAAGGAAATCGTAGAAGCATTGCGTGGTACATTCGTTACACGTGAAGATTTGGAAACCTCCTTGAAGAATACTGTATCCGAAGTAATCAGACCTGTTATTCAAAATTCCGAGGAACAGAGAAAACAAGAATTGGATGCATATCGGAACTCAATTATTCAGGCGCATATCAATGAGTGTATTCCCGAACTTGTTGAGGGTAATTCAAAAGAAGAACTAGACGCTTCCTTACAGAAGTCAATCGAGTTACGCAGCAAATATCCAAGTCCTAGTTCCGCAGCAGTGCCACATGGCAGTAAAGTTACTGACCCACTTATTGCAGAACAAATGCGACGGGAAAATGAGAAGGATGCACCGGCTCCGTCACCAACTCCAAGCCCTGCACCAACTCCTGCACCAGCTCCGACAGTTCCACGCAGAGAAGCGCCGGAAGTTTCAGGTCCTACAAGTGTAAAAACCATGCCAATGTCTGAATTTGCGGCTCGCAGAGAACAGCTTGAAGCAGAACTTCGTGCTACTTACGGAGGTGTAGGTCCTACTCAGTTATAATAATAACTAAAATTAATAAGTAAAGATTATGTCAATTCTATTTGTATTAATGCCAATGTTATTGGCAACATTAGGATTCCTGTTCTTTGGTGATACTACATCAGCCGGAGTAAATGAAGGCGGTTATGTGTCTATTCCACAGGCAGTCCGTGATTTCTATTCCCGTGAGGTTTTGTACAAGGCACAGCCTCGCTTGCGTTTCTTACAGTTCGCCAAAATCAAACGTGATTTGCAGGCGGTCAGAGGAAAGGCTATTGTTTTCGTTAAATATGATAACCTTGAAGGTGGTGGAGAACTTGAGGAAAATGATGTTCTGACACCGGAAGGAATGAGTACATCGGAAATTGTTGTTCCCGTTAAAGAGCAGGGTAATGCGGTACAGGTTACTGAATACTTGTTGCGTACTTCTATGCTTGACGTACTGGGTGACGCTTCCAAACTTCTGGCAAATAACATGGCTAAAGTATTGGATACTCAATTCCGTGATACAGTATTAAAGACTTCAAATGTGGTTTACGGAGGTACAGCCAAGTCATTGGCAGAAATGACTACGACTAGTGCATTCACTACAAAAACAGTTAAGGATGCCGTAGAAATTTTGGCTTCAAATGATTCTCCAAGAATCAATGGTGATTATTATGTTTGTATTGCATCTCCGCACCAGCTCCGTCAATTACGTGACGACCCCGATTGGATTAATGCCAATACCTACATGGGACGTAGACAGTTGTATATCGGTGAGGTTGGTATGTATGAGGGTGTTATCTTTATTGAAACAACTCAGATGCCCCACTTAAACGCTGAACAAATCAAGACCAAGTATGGTAGTGGCGGTTCTATTACAGAAGGTTATGAAGCTGTGTTCTTCGGAGAAAACGCATACGCATGGGGTGTGGCTCTTGATGTTGAATTACGTGATGATGGCGTAGTTGATATGGGACGTAAACATACTCTCGGATGGTATGGTATTTGGGGAACCGGAATCATTGAAGAAAAGAATATTGTCAAAGCTCTCTCTGTATAACAGAGGGGCTTTGCCCATTTAGTAACAATTAAACATTTTACCAATCATGGCAAAAAATAATCCAGAGGAAACAATAGTAGATACCGCACAAGATAACGCAGAAGTTACTGTGATTAAGAAGGCTTCAAAAAGTGTCGCATTTTACGCTCTTGAAGAGATTGATTCTTGGATTGGCGGTACTCACTATCAGTTGAAAAAAGATAAGGAACATAAGATTCCCGAAGATGTGGCTGCTATCTTAAATAACAGTCGCAAAGGTTACAGACGCTAATTAATAATCATGGCCCAGTCTAAAGTTACTTTGAATGAAATAATGAAAGCGGTTAGGGAGCTTACCTTTGACCGCTTCATTATTCCTGCTTTCGCTATCAAACAGATGGGAAGTGGGAACTTTATTGAAATTGACCCTAGTTTTGAACCGGAAATTTCTGACCCAGACGTAGAATTAATCAAGGGAAAGCTGACCTTGTATAAAGTAGCAGAGGGAGAAACAGAAGAATCATCGAAGGAAATTATCGTAGAAATCGTTTTCCAGCAGTACCCTACTATGGAAGACGTAATGGACAAACTTATCGAAGAAGGAATAATCGTAGCATACACTCCATATTTTAGAGGACAGGAACCGGCTAATTCACTAATCAAAGTAAATAAGGAACTTACAGAGGACTTTACCGCTTTCAGAAGATACTTCTTTTCTGATTCGGAGATTGTGGAAATGATAAGATGGTACTATGCAAAGGTACTTGATATCTGTGACAAAGAAATAAACGATGAACTTATAGGAAAACTTAAACGCCCTAGTGAAAAACATTTGGCTATATGGGTTTCCTATTATTTGGTTGATAAAAGACGTTTGTATGAGAACGCTGCAAACGCTATCGGGCAAACTTTTACTGATGGCTCTGATTATACAGGTTCCGATAGCAATTCATCCCCTACTTCTACCACAGTTCAGATAGGTTCCGTATTCACTATCACGGAAGATACTTCCCAAGGATATTTCTACGAGGACTTCAATCGTGTGGGTTCTGATAATACATGGGGTGACAGATACTCGTTTTGGTACAAACTCATGCTCTATTTAAGAGGGTTGCTTGAAGAAACTTTCGGAGATTATTCTCTACGCAAGGACAATGTGATTCCGGGTTACATACAATTGCAGAGAGAGCTTGATTTCCGTGAATACTTCGATAGCTATCCGTTTACTTTATCCCCATTATCGAGAGGAATATTATCAAAAACTCCCTAATTATGAAGCATAACGTAAAATCTTATCAGCGTCGTTTAAAAAACGGAAAGACTATTACCGTCCGTGCCTACACACGGAAAGGCAAGGATGGTAAGGGTAAAAAAGATTCTCCAAGTATGGCTGATTCCGGAGATGAACTTATGAAACTTAAAGCCAAATTGAAGAAATTTGGAGAACTAAACCTTTCAGATGAAGAAAGAGTTAAGTTAGGTATGCTCCCTTATAAAGAAGAGCAGGAGAAAAAAAGAACCGAGTATTACAATACTAAGGCTGGTAAAGACGAAATGACAAGATATGCTCGTAAAGTCACTGTGGATGGTAAAAATTATGTTTATAATTTCATGCACGATAAAGTATATACGAGCCGAGGAAAAAGAATACGTCCGGAAGACCCTATCTTTAAGAAGGTAAAGAGTAAGATGTAGTTTTATCTTGTTCAGTCAAAAGTTTAAAAATTTGTCAGTTTAAAATGCTAATAAGCAGAACTAGATTCTTTCAGTATCAGAGTATGTTTTATAAGAAGTTGCTTAACACTCCTTATAGCATACGGCTTGAAGTGGTTACTATCCAAAAAATAGAACCTACCGAAGAATTTTCTATGGATGCCTTTGTAGGAGATAGTCTGAGAACTTCCACGTTTTATGAGTTCCAGGCACTTTATGAAAAGGAGATTCCAAACCGCACCCGTGAGAAATATGGTCTGCCCAAAGAAGTTAACGGAGTTGTTTATCTTTCACCTAAACAACTTGTACCTAAACTGGGCTATTATCATCTCGATTGGAATAAAACCAAGATTCACTTTGAAGGTCGTGTTCAAGTCATTGATAAGATTATTTATTTGGAAGAACTTTACGGTAGCTGCATCGGTTTGCAGATATTCGTTAAGGACGATTTGAAAGGAGGATAAAATGGTACAGGTAAAAACTCATAAGAGAAAAGGACGGAACAAAGTTTCTGTCGTAAGGCGGCACTCCCGTAAGGATAAGGTGTCCGCTTTTCGTGGTGCAAAGGAGTTCAGTACAAAACAACGTGATAAACTGGCTTCAAAAGGGGACGCTCTTCCGGATGGTTCCTATCCTATTGCAAGTAAAAGGGATTTGGCTAACGCTATTTCTTCTTATGGCAGGGCTAAAAGTCCGGAATTGGTGAAACATCATATTATGAAACGTGCCAGAGCATTAGGTGCTACCGATATGCTTCCGGCTAAATGGAAAATGAAAGATGGCAGAAACAAATAAGGACTTGAACCATCCTTGGCCTAAAGTTCCACGCTATCCGGATATCCAAAAGATAGCCCGTGAGGAATCTACTCCGCCACCGGCTTATCGTGAACGTAACGAGATACAGGAAGCTCTTAGTCAGGTGGGTGGACCACGTGGAAAAACCAAGAGTTGGTATCGTGATATTTATGAGTATTATCAAGATAACGAATATTGATTATGGCTAAACTTCCAAAATTACCGAAATCTATGTTTCGTCCTCCACCGGGTTTTAAGAAACCTAAAGTAGAGGACTTTCGTTCTGATATGCAGCGTGTAGGTGAAGAGATTGCCGAACAGTTCAAGGAACAGGTCGTAGAGAATATCGAAACCAATTATTATGGTTTTGAGCTTGCACAGTCTACTATCGAGAGGAAAGGAAGCGATGTTCCGTGGATTAACTCCCATGAACTAGTAGATTCAATCTATCGTGAAGGAACTATTGTTTCTGTGGAAAATACTCCACGTGAAGACAGTAAGTTAACCAATTTGCAACTTGCCATAGTGCAGGAATACGGTACTAAGGATAAACACATCCCACCAAGACCTGTTTTCCGGAATACCTTTCGTGACTTTGAGGATGATGCCAAAGACAAGATGCTATCTTTTTTTAAAACTGGTAAATTTAATAACAAGCATGGCGGCGGAAATATCAATAAAGGAACATCGGAGGAAAAATAAAAAAGGAGAGTGGATTACCGTCAAGGGTTATACCCGGCGTGTAGGCAAGAAAGGTGTGCATTCTCCCAAGAAATCATCCTCCAATAAACCGGGTGATGAATTTGTACAGGTTCTTAATGACAAATTGGGTAAAACCACCGGACCCATTGTTACCGATAAATTCATATCCAAGGAGGAACGTGCCAAGATACTCGAAATGGAAGCGAAACGCGGATATAACCGCTTTGCTGACTACGGGGAATCCGGCAGAAATAAAAATAAGAAACCCAAATCCGAGGGGTTGTCTGCTGCTGAAAGGAAACAAGTCTTAGAGAATGACAGGAAAGCCAAGAAGAATGATATTTTTTCCCGTGCGGAAAATGCCATAGCCCGATTTGTAGTAAAACATGGTGGTAAATATAAAAAGAAACTATAATGGATTTACTTTTTGAAGGAATATTCAAGGTGTTCAATCTGGAGTACATATTTTCCGTTATCATAGGTACGTACTTTCTGATTAAGCTGGTGGACTATCTTAATGGTGCTGCCAAAGTTCCCACATGGCTGAAAAGAGTGATTACTTTTGGAAACGGTGCTGTTATGTTTTTGATATTCAGAATGTACACTGATATACCAGTACAGACTTTGGCTGCAAGTTATTTTGCGGCTGTTTTTGTTTATGATACAGCGATTAAGTTTTTAATCAAGAAGTTCAACATAGGTTATAAAAAATAGTTATGCTTACATCTATCCGACAGACCCACAGCGAATTTTTCCGGCAATTCCATAATCTGAAAATTATGGTAGGCGACAAAAGTATCACCCTGTTGTCTAGGTATGCTAGAAAGTCCAGCTTTGACTACGTGGAGGAACAGGAGAATCAGATTTATCCGTGTATCGCCATAATGGACTATACGCCTGTGCCTAGCAGAGATTGGTTTGTGGATATGAAAACTTATTTTGGCGGAAAGGGTTTCTCTGAATTGACAGGATACCTGTACCGCAGACCAGTACGCATGGAATTTCGTTATGATGTCAGCATTGTATCAAAGAGTTATAACGAGTTTCTAGCCATGCAGGATTATTTCAACTCTACATTTGTAAGTCAGACAGGATTCTTGTTCAATAAGAAAGTGGTGGACGGTGATGAAGTGGGTGATGTGGTTCTCTATACGGTCAGACCCACAGATATTCCACGTACTGACGGAGTGTATGAGATGAATTATGAATTTACATTGAAACCGTGGATTTATGCAGTCAAACCCCAAGAAGTGGAACTTGTACAGGCTATTATTCTGCGGAGTAAAATGTTTGAGGAAGAAATTATAATTAATCCGGGTGAGGGTTTCCCATACACCCTGCCCTTAAATTTAGAATAACCATGTACTTAGAATTACGAAAAAAGACAGGTGACAAGTTCACTGCGGACGAATTTAACCAGATAGTAGCCGCCATTAATGCAAAAGTGGAACAAGAGGCTGGTAAGTCGCTCTCTGATGAAAACTTTACTGCTGAGGAAAAGGCATTTCTGACAACTCTTGCAACTCAGAATGTTGTCAAGATGATTACTGATGAAGTGGCACGTGCCACTGGAGTTGAAAGCACATTGTCCGGCTCCATATCAAAACTTTCTCAGGACTTCACGAACTTCATTTCTGACACTGCTGATGCGGATAATGTTATTAACCGCTTCCATGAAATCGTGGATTTCCTTAGTGGAATTGCCGAAACGGATACCCTTGAAGGTATGCTTTCGGAAATGACTTCCTCTATAAACCAGTCAATCACTACAGCCATATCTGATTTTGAGGTTAAGATAAAGTTATTCATTTCCCAGAATTATCAATCCAAGGAATCAGGAAAAGGTTTGTCCACAAATGACTATACCACTGCTGAAAAAGAAAAACTTGCAGGACTTCCCACAGGAACAGAGATTACTCAAGATATTAACTCCAAAGTGGATAAAGTTGAGGGAAAACAACTCTCCACGGAAGATTTCACCACTGTACTTAAAAATAAGTTGGAAGGTCTTTCCAATTATAATGATACGGCGATACAGCAAAGTCTGGCATCCTTGCAGTCAACTATTAATACATTGGTGAACGAGAATCCCAATGAGGTTATTGATTCGTTCAATGAGGTCAAGTCATTTTTGGAGGGTATTACTGATACGGAAAACCTTGCTTCCATGCTTGCTGCACTGGAATCAAAAATCATCGCAAAGATACCTACCAAACTTTCCCAGCTTAATAATGACGGAAATTTCGTACAGGACGAAAATTACGTGCATACCGATAACAACTACACAACCGAAGAGAAGGAAAAACTTGCAGGACTGGAAAACTATGATGATACGGCGATTACCAAAAGCATCAATGATGAAGTTACTCGTTCAAAAGCTGCCGAATCCGCATTATCCGGCAAACTTGATGAACTTTCCAAAGTAGCCCTTGCCGATGTAGGTTATTTCGCTATTGAATATGGGGATGAAGAAACTACTTCACAGGCTGACCCGGCTGTCACAATCATAAACCAGCCCTACTATGATTATTTTATGTCCAAGTGGGAAGCTGCCAATAAACCTTGCGAGAAAAAATTGGACGGTACTGATTTCGCTTACTTACAGGATGATGTAACGCTACGTGCTGATGGTTCTGAAAGCCATTTGGAAGATGCTGATTATTTCCAAGGCGCGGAAATGATTAATTTTAATATCTCTTATTTCTATGATGCCATCAATAAAAAATCAAGAGTGTTTTTCAATTTGGATAAGGAGGCTCCATGCGGTTATCATAGATTTATTCCTTATGAAAGTATTATCATGCCTAGATACAACCAGTATGTTGTAGACGGTAAGATAAAGACTTGCAGCAATTATCAGGTCATAAACAACCAATCCGTACAGGATTTCTGTAACGTACTGGCTGCTACTTCTGCTGATATGCTGGGATATACTTGGTGGCAGAATGTATGTCTTGCATGGTTGGCTGTCGCTAAGTATCAGACAAGAGATATACAGGCTAATCTTCCGGGTATGACAACAGGACAGGATACCTATGGTAGATTCAAGAACGGTCTTTTGGATTCCAAACAACAGGCTACAGGGCAATGGACTGTTACCGCTACAAGATACAGTAATACTGTTGCTGGTGAAGTGGCTACGGAGAACTTCGAGTTTAAACCTTATAAGCTGTGGTGGTGCGAGAATTTGCTGCACGGTGATGCTTGGATACGCTGTTTCGGTGGTATTACCAAGGTAATTGATGGAAAACGCTATCTCTATTTTACCCGTGACCCAGAAATCGCTTCTGTAAAAACTACGGTGGACAGTAACGACTATACTAAATTTGAGGATAGAGTAGAAGTCGCTCGAAATCTTACAGAAGGTAGTTATATTAAGAAAATCAACGGCATGTTCCCTGTTCCATTAATCAACAATGGAAGTAGCACTACTTGTTTCTGCGATGGACAATGGGGGTGCAACACTCATGGCGACAACAATATCCCGCTTGTGGGTGCTTCTGCGAACCACGCCGCTCTTTGCGGCTTGTTCGCTCTGAACTTGAACTCTGCGGTTTCTTCTCGGCCCGTTAACCATCGGGTTCGGGCTACGTTGAAAAAATAGGTTCTCCTTGAGAACAATTGATAAAGTTTGGAGTAATAACAATATAAATACGCAAGATATGAGCGAACACGAGGTGAATGGCCTTCCCGATTGTGGGTGCTAATGCGAACAACGCCGCTATTTGCGGCTTGTTCGCTCTGAACTTGAACAATGCGGTTTCTAATCGGAACGTTAACAATCGGGTTCGGACACATAGAATATGAAAGTTAAGATAAACATTTGTTTTAGAATAAAAATTAGAATGGCTGTTCATCTTGGCAAGTGCCAAATGAAACTTTTCGCTGCCTTTAACCGTTTAGTAGGCATCAACTTTAGTAGTTGGAGTAAGTCCGAAAAGCCCTTGGGGTGGTAACTACGTAGAACTTATGAAAAAAGTTGGTCTGTTGAAAAAGAAGTTCCTGTCTATGGAAAGACTGATTGCTATTGTTGAGGATATGCACTCTAAATCTTCCCATTGGAACAAACATCTCCGTAAGGAATGGAAAGACTTTGACGCTGATATATCAAAGAATCTCCAAGACTTGTACAATGACTTGAAATACGGTACGTACAAGCATGGTGACTATTATGTGTTTAAGAAACTGGACAGCGGTAAAATCAGGGTTATTCATTCCGCTACTCCTAGAGATAGGATAGTTGACCAACTCCTAGCCGATATATTAGAATTTGTATTCATGCCCAAGTTACAACGAGGGCATGTTTACGGTTCTATAAAAGGACTGGGGCAACATAAATGTAGACTGCGTGCTATAAATAAAATCCGCAGACAGAAAGATGATGTGTTTGTAGGCTCTGCTGATATAAGACAATATTATCCTACCTGTAATCCGGATACAATAATCAGAATCCTGTGCAAGTACATAAAAGACAAATGGGTTATCTCCTTATCCAAGGAGTTCCTGTCATTGGGTTATGTTGTACTGGGAAATATCTCGTCTAATATCTTGGGTCATATTAATTTGCTGGATATTGATTACTCTATTGTAAGGAATTTCAAGTGCGACTATTTGAGGTTCTGTGATGATACAATATTTATTAGTAACAATAAACAGACTGTTAGGAGTGCTGTTACCTACTATATGCAGAAAGTTACAGAAGGTGGACAGACTGTAAAACCTAACTGGAGTATTCACAAAGTTTCTGATAAGAATATGGTGGACTTCTTAGGTGTCCGAATAGGTACTACACATAGAAAACTTCGGAAACAGAACAGGAAAGAAATCGAAAGCAGGCTTTCTGAGTTGAAACGCTCTTCCGATTACTTTGAATGTGTACGTTCTTGGGCAGGAATGAACGGTAGTTTCAAGAACATCAATATGTCTAACTTAATAAATTATTGGAAAGATGCCTATCCAGACTTTTTTGACAGATTACAGTGGGCAAAAACAGCCCACGCTAGTGCTGCTGCGTACAAACGGAAGCACCGGAAAATGGAGATTGAACTTCAATCAGCAAAAGATTGCAGAACCTACAAAATCCCTTTCTTCGGAAATGCCGGATTCAACCCCGACGGAACAATGGCAATGCTGTTTCGTACCATCGGACAACACAAGAGGTGTTGAGGCTTCTATTGGTGAGGCTCCTAACTGGTACTCTTTTGTTCCTTACCTTAGATTGGGAGGGCTTAGTGATGAAGAGATAGAAAATATCAAAACCGAATATAACGAGTTTGTTTTAAACAATCCGGATATTTTTATCTTTTAGGAATTTGCTATGAAGAAATAATGTAGTATATTTGAAAATAAAAAGCAACTATTATGGGAAAAAAGGATACTAACGAGGTTCAATCAGTACAGGAGAAGAAAAATAAAACGGTTCATAATCGTGGTAATTTCCGCATGGAGTTGTCACATAATGGAAAAATTTATGTGTTTCTTCCGGGTAAGACTACTATTGTGCCTAGAGATATGGTAATTCCCACGGACCTTAATAATCTCCATGTAGAGCAATGAACAAGATTATCGACAGTTTGGAAGTGATGTGTGAAAAAGATAATCCGCAGGATAGGAAACTTCTTTTGCTTGCCCATTTGGTACAGGATTCTGTAAAGGGTCTTGCAGAACGCCAACAGGAGTTGCAGGGAAGCCTTACTGAAACAAACAAGAAACTGGACAGTGTACTTGAGGCTATAACCAAGTACAAAAAAGACATGGACAATTGTCCTGTTTACGGTAATAAGGAATTGTTTGACAAAGTAAAATTCCTTATTAAGAATCCTAGACTGTCATTGTTTCTTTTCTTGGGCATCATTTCCTTGCTGTCGGGATTATTCGGTTCAAGCGTTATCAGTATATTAAAATTAGTATTTGGCGTATGATAATGAAAAAGAATATCACGATTATTCTGGACCCTGCTCATGGTGAGGATGTTCCGGGTAAACGCTCTCCCGATGGTGTTCACAGGGAATACCGATGGAGCCGTGAGAGAGTAAGGGAGTTGAAAGTCATACTGGAGGCTATGGGTTATGAAGTTTATAAGACTACCGATTCTGAAAACGAGCCGGGTCTTTCCAAACGGAAAAATTTCGCTTCCAGTCTGAAATCTGACAAACCAAAGCTGCTGTTATCCCTGCATAATAATGCGGCTGGAAATGGTTCCGCATGGATGAACGCACGCGGAATCGCTGTATATACAAGCAAGGGAGTTACAAAATCTGATGTATGTGCTGATTTTATTATTGAACAATTCAAGAAGGACTTTCCCGAATTTAAAATCAGAATGTACAGGGCTGTAAATCTTGAAAAGGATTTCGAGGAAAATTTCACCGTTCTTATGGGGAACGGCTATATGGGTGTATTAATTGAATGGTTGTTTCAAGACAATAAAGAGGATGTCAAAGAACTTCAATCCTATTGTACTAACAAGAGGTTTGAAGATTCACTCGTAGAAGCTATCGAATCAATAAACGGCTATTTCGGAAAAGATGAAAAATAAGAAAGTTGTGATATTATTTTTGGCTGCATTAGCTGTTTGTGCATTTATATTTATTATATTTGTGCCAAAGAGTAGCGTTACCCCCAGTTCTCCACAAATAACCTATGAGGAATATCTGGAGAAAATAAAGGTTCTGAATGACACTATTCAAGAACTTAAAGGTGATGTAGCTAAATTTGAGGCTGAAATGTTGCTCTTGAAGGAACAGCGTAAAGTCTTGGAACAACAAATCGAACTAATCTTGAAGGAATATGAGAAAAGTGATTCTGCTATTGCTAATGGTGATTGGGAGTACAATATTAGGTTTCTCTCAGAATACTTATCCGAGATTGATTCATCTCGGACCCGACACACTACTGGCGATAACCCGTCAACAGCTCATTAATATTAACCATACAATAAATAAGGCTATCCATTTGGAGAAAACTAACAAAATTCTCCAGATGGATTTAGCTATTTCTGATTCCCTCTCTTATTTTCAGAACAGTATTATTGAAAAACAGGACTCTATCATATCCACTACTGAAAGAAAGTACATGGAAACCACCGCATTATCAGATGATTTACAGAAACAAATCGCCTATAATAAAAAACGGTACAAGAGAAACCTGTATAAAGTGGGAGTTGGTGCAACACTTTTGGGAGTTGTCCTAGGAGTGATTTTTAAATAGAAAACTAATTTTAAAAACAAGAAAAATGGCAAACGTAGGTTTAACAATTACCGAGGGTGTAAACAATGGTGTTTCCCCTTTTAGAGATGCTTCCAAAAGAAACATTGGTCTTGCCGGACAGTTTAACCGTGGTGGTGCTTTCAAGACTACCAAGATTACTTCTATGGAAGATTTCAATGTGATTTTCGGAGGACAGAATGACGCTTTTTATGGACCTCGTATTGTTAAGAGTATCTTTGATGAAGCAGGGGACGCACCTGTTACCCTTTACCTTGCCAGAATGGTGGCTGTAACCGCAAAAGCTGCTACGGCTACTGTGAATCTGGATTCAAGTTCTTCGGTAACTATGGTGGTAAATGCTGCCTACAAGGGTACTCCGGACCCAGGAGCTTGGGCTAACGGAATCACTGTTACCCTGTATTCCTACGGGTCACTGGTAAGAGATATGTTCTCTCTTATCGTACAATACAAGACCAATACTCCCGAACAGTACAATTATGGAACATTGGCTGAAATTCAGGATGCAGTAAACAAAGTAAGTAAATACGTTACAGTTACTTTCAATGGTGAGATTGAGAAGATGAAGTTCAAGGATGTGACCGGCACTGTAACTGCCAATACCTCAAGCAATGAGGTTACAGGTTCAGGAACCACGTTCACTTCACTTAAAGCCGGAAATGTTCTGTATGATTCCAATGGAAAACTCGTAGGAACCATTGCGGCGATATCCTCTGCAACCAAACTCACACTTACCAGCCGTGCCATTACCGCTGTGGAAGGGGCTTCTGTAAAAGTGCGTGAGGACAAGACATTCGTAGCTACACTTGCTAGCGGTGTTGACGGTGAGATTTCAGAGAACGACTATAAGCCGGGAGGTACTACCGACAGTCCTACAGGTCTTGCTGCATTTGACGGATTTGACGTTCAGATTATCGGAGTAACCGAATATCATTCACTTTCTATGGCTAAAGTTCTGCATACTTATTGTAAAGACCAGAAAAACGCTATAGGTATCTGTAATCTTCCGTTGAATGCCGATGAAGGTACTGCCGAATTGTACGCTATGGAGTTCCAGACTTCGGGAATCAGTTATCTGTGCAGTTACATGGGATGGTGTACAGTTCCGGATGATAGTGGAAATCCTGTTATGATTCCTGTAATGGGTCCTGTTCTGGGTGCAGGATTTATCCGTACTCCTTATTTGCAGGGTGACTTTATCCATATTCCACCGGCAGGTATTGATTCCCTGTTCAACAATGTTATGGAAATGATTCCACAGAGATTGTCACAGACGGTTATTAATAAGCTGGTTCAACAGTTCTCATGTAACATTATCCAGTACGTTGAGAATACAGGGTATTACATTGGAAGTTCCCGTACTTATTCTACCAATGATTTGTACAAGAGTATTCATGTGAGATTGCAGACTTCCTACTATGTACGTTCACTTAATTCCAAGATGCGTTTCTTGGAACAGAAACCGAATACTCCCGAACTTAAACGTGAGGCTCTTGTGGAAGCCAGAAACTTCTTCAAGACCGAATATGATAACGGTGCTTTGGAAAGAAGCGTTGATTTTGACACTGCATACCAAGGTATCTGTGACAAGAGCAACAATCCCAATACTCAGGACAGAAAATTGCTTAACATTGATATTTTGTGGATTCCTACCGAATGTACGGAAAGTGTCCATATCTCATTGTTAAGAAATGACAGTGTATTAACAACAACGGAAACGGAGGAATAATATGAAACCACAGAAACCACAAGATGTATATGTAGCCAACGGGTGGTACTTGAACATTCCTGTTCCCGGCATTATGAGTGATGCTATCTTTGAAACTTTGGAAGGTATGCAGAAACAGTCGGGTACGGTAGAAACCGTGGATGCAGGAACAAACCGTAAATACAAGTTCTCCACACAGTTGACAGATTACGGAGAAATGACGCTTACCCGTTCATACCAAGGTAACGTTACTGACCGTGCTTTGGAAATACTGGTAAACCAGATGATTGAAAACGGACTTAAATTGCCTGTTCAGGCTGTCAAGATGCACAACGGAAAGGAAGTGTTCACTATCGTATTCGAGGGGTTCAGATTCCTGTCCGCAAATTATCCTACATTCGATATTTCCAGCGAAGAGAAATTCACAGTTTCCTACGGAGCTACCTGTGATGGCTGGGATATTATTCCAGTAGGTGCGTAAATAGTAACTAACTTAAAAACACTAATCGTAATATGGAAAATTTATTCTTTGAACTGCCCGTAGGATTAAGAATCAACGGTGAGATTCATACAAACGTAGAACTGTTATCGACTAATGGTGTTGCTGAAAAGATATTTTTGAAAAGATTATCTGAAAAACCCTATACTTGGCAGGGAAATGTCGTTTCCGCAGCCGTTAAAAGTATAGGGAATATTCAGATTGGAGCCGAAGTACGCAAGAAATATCTTGAAGAAGGCTCTGTTACTATTCCGAATGCCGTTAGAAAGTTACCCATGTCCGAAATCAATACCCTTATGGTTGAGATTCACAGAAGGGTGTGGGTATCTTTCTTTCCAAAACAGGAAATAATCTGCAAGTATTGCGGTAAACGTCTGCTTGCGGATATTGATTTGGACAAAATTGATTATCTGCCGGAAGTGAAGGAAAGAATGGAAACCATGACCAACTACGAAGAGATTCCAGTCAACTTGAAACGAGGTTTCCGTCCTCCCGTTCTATCGAAGATTACAACAAAGGAAGAGTATGCAGGCATAACCGAGCGTACATACAACCGCTTCGTGTTCAGACCTCCATTGCTTGAGGACGCCATAAACCACGAGAAATATTTTACTGATAGCATAGGTTTTTGGCGGCGTATAGCAATGAGTTGTCTTGAAAGAATCGAGTGTGTGGACAAAAAGGGAAAGGTAACTGACGTGCTCCCCTCTGAATTTCATACCTATTACGGACTCAAGATATTTAATGAGTATCTGGATGGGATTGACTTGAGAGCTATCCGGAATGAATTGATGGAATATCTTCCTACTCTGCCATTTGCCTACTATGAGCCTTGCGGTTGCTCGGAAGCCCGTGAGATTCCTATGGTGATGGATGTGAGCAATTTTTTCTCGGAATGACGTTTTCTCCGTCTGATTATCACTTTTGGCATAAAGAGTACCCACAGTTTACCCAATGGGCTATTCAAAAGGGTGCTCTTTTTTTACCTAGAGAAACTGCGGAGGAACAGGATAATCAGTATGATTTAACGTCAAAGGCATATATTCTTATGAAACGTCTGGGTCAGGACTATTCCCGTATAATGTGTATGGATTCTGAGGAAAGGGACAAAATATTCCGTATGGAAATGGAACTTATCAGAAAGGAACAAAAACAAAATGAAGAAAAATAGTTATGGCAATACCTAGAGCAACATCGGGCAACAATTCCCAATTCACTTATGACTTCGGAATTACCATAGCCCAAAGTACAGTAAATAAATTGGTAAGGCTGACTGGTGCTACGCTTACGCTGGCATCGGCCTTTTATGCTTTAAGGACCAATGCTGAAAAGTACGTTGACACATTACGGGAAAATTCTCTCCGCTTCGGTGGCATCCTCTCCACCATGAAAGCTATGGAGGCTGCTCAGAACAGACTTATAAAAGGACAATCCTTTTTCTCTGTGGACGACCAGTTACGTGGAATGAACTCCCTTATGGCTGTGGGCGTGAAAGTAGGTGAGAACTTCGAGTTCATAAACAAGGCGGCACATGCTACGGGAAAATCCTATGCACAGTTCGCAAATGCCATATCACAGGGAATACAAGGAAACATGCAGGCTCTAGTCGATATGGGGCTAATGACACAAAGGTCAACAAGGTATTTTGAAAAATACCGTGCCAATACCATACAACGGCAACAAGCGGTACTTAATTTCGTGAAACAACATAAAGGATTACAGGAGTTAATCAAAAACGACTTTCTCACAATACAAGACCAAATGAAAAGGTTGAATGCCAATATGAAAGGCTTCCTTACGGGTATTGTGGGAAAACCGAATGACCCTAACAGCCTTTACGGTCAGACAGTGGGTGCACTTAAATCCGTGGCTGATGCTTTCGCACGAAATTACCAAAGTATCGTACAATACGGAAAAGGTGTGGGCATAGTTCTCGGTTGGGTCGTCCGCCAAATCGGTCACATAATGGTGTGGTTGGGCAGACAGGCTAAACAGGCGGTAAATTTTATTTTCGGTACGAGTGAAACCTTTGTTGAAAGAATGAGGACGCTTGTGGTTGTTCTGGAGTTCTGGAAATTGCGTGTCGTTTCATTCTTCAAGACATACAAGGAGGAAATAAAGACAGTTCTTAAATTGCTTATTGCATATCAGGCTTTGAAGAGTGTGTTTGTCATAAGCAATGCTGCAATCGCTTCCGCAAAGGCTTTTAGTGCTGCACTGATGGCGATTCCGTTATTTGGTGGAAAACGTGGTGTCACATTGACACTGGGCAAATACCTTACAACATTCTGGAGCAGACTGAAACTTATCTCCCGTATT